CTCATAAGAAATCGTCGTAAGTCCTTTGATAGTAAGGGTTTACGGCGACGAACGGGCGGTTTTGGCCCTAAGTCCTTTGATACCAACAGGTTACGTCAATATCTTTTGGGGGGTACGATTAAGCTAATAGTAGGGTAGGAGGCTTGTGGAATTTATTTTATTTTTGTGCAAGACCCCATTAGAGGGGTATGAACAGAATCGCTATATGGCCGAATAAATTATATTTCTATGCTTAGCCCCATTAGAGGGGGGCAAATAGAATGCGGGTGGGATAGCACCCCCCACAAAAAATCGTCGTAAGTCGTTACTATGAAAGGAGTTAGGGCGACGACCGGGCGGTTTTCGTCGTAAGTCCTTTGATACCAACGGGTTACGTCAATATCTTTTGGGGGGTACAGTAGATGCCTGCATGGGTACATACATACCCCTGTGTACACCCCCCATGTGGCGGGCGTAGGAAGCTACCAGGGGTGGTACGTACCCCCAGCAGCAGGGTGTGTGGTGTGTGGTAGATGCTACCCTCTCCCCCCTTGGAGGGTAGGCACCCACCCACCTACAGAGCCATTGCTTGCATAGCAGAGGATAGAGCACTACCCACCTGAGTGGTGGTCAGCTTATCACCATGATACCTACTCTTTAGTATACCGTGGCAGAGATCATCAGCTACCCCATTGGAGGTATCCCCTTCCCAATTGAGATAGGATAGTTCACTAGTCACAATGGGTAGTATGTCATCGAAGATCTGATCATAACGTAGTTGTATCTGGGGGTATCCATCAATAACATTACCCACCAATAAGGTGATGTTAGCAATAGCTATATTGAGGGGGGTTGTTCTTTTCATTTTCTTTTACCTTATAGCTCAAGAGAGGGGGTTGATAAAGGACTATTATCAGCCTAAATATTTCATTCTTTTTGATTGTAAAACTTCTAGCTCCGTGAAGCTATGGTCGATGGTTGGATTAGGAAAGGTTTCACCATCGTAAACGAGGTACTTCCAAGAGAAGCTAAAGCACCCCTCGGTAGAGCGGTTTTCTACCAATACTTTCGCGTTGTATGTTTCCTTGTCCTGCAATCCAAACTCCGCCCATTCTGCGGCACTAACAAGTAGCACGCTGGAGAATGGGGCGTGGCGTAGTTGAATCTGAACTGAACCAACGGGAGTCGTCGAAGTTAAGGCTAATTGTGGCATGTTTCGTTTCCTTTGTAGTGTTTTGTTTTGTATATCTGAATTATATCAGATCGCTGCGAGTTTGTCAATAGGTCTTTTGATTTTATCCGAATCTTTTTGTGAATCGGATCTGTCGGTGTTTGGCGTACCACTTTGTGCGGGCGGTATCTTGCTGTCCACTTTGTGGGTTAAATCGTCGTCGTCGTCGTTTCATTCCGTCTGGCATCGTGTCGTTCCTAGTGGCGTTGTTTTGTATGTTTTAATTATATCGTATCAGGTGATGGTTGTCAATAGGTCTTTTGATTATTTTGTAGAATAGTGAATCTTTTTTACCGATACGATAGCCAATGTTCGAGCGTATCGCTCAAGATGCCCATACGACGAGAATTTCATTTCTACCTTACGTGTGCCGATGATGAGTGTGGCTTGAATCATTTTGTTTTCCTTAGTGGCGTTGTGGCTTAACATGGTTGAATTATACCGTATCAGGTGATGGTTGTCAATGGGTAGGACGCGACCAATTTGGATTATATAGAAAGTTTTCCTTATCTTTGTTTTCCATGATAACACGATGAACACCATCGGTATACCATACGGGGCATTTCTCGGTATAGCCCTGTGATTGATAGCCACGCATCACAACCAACAATTTCGATAGGCTAGTGTGGCCTAGTTCGATTACTTCGTGCTTAAAATTAACAAGTGGTTGAGAAGATTGCATTTTAGTTTTCCTTAGTGGGTTGTGCTTTGTACTTCTTCATTATACTAAGTATCGGCATTTTGTCAATAGGTAATCCACTTAAATCGAGATAATTATCAAAGTATTTTATATGGGTATTTTGTTTACGATTGGCACGGCATTTGCGAAAGGGGGGGTTTTTTCAATCTAGTCATTTTGGGGGATAGGGGGGCGAAAATCGCTAGGTGGTTCCGGCTACAAGTTCTAGCTCTCCCTGAAAGGACCACTTTTCCGAATCAGCTCTAGCCCATCTGAAAGGACCACTTTTTAGATAAGAAAAAAGGCCGCATCATTTTCTGACACGACCATTCTTACAGGGGCCACTTGGGGGAAGAGGGGGCACGAGAGCCGGTAAGAGTTTCAAGCTCATCTTTCAACCTCATAATTTCTTCAATCTTCCAACTCCAGTTACTCTCAGGAGCAACCTGTTGATGATAAGCAACCCTTAGCCCACGCTGGAGCTTACGAATTGATAAGCTGATAGATGTGATTCTCTGGTGCTGAAACGGAGTCATGGTCGGTACTGTTTCCTCCGACGTTAACTACACCGCAAACGCCTCTTCCTGACTTCTTTTTAATCCCTAATTTCTGTCTCATTTTCCTAACACTCTGCAAGGTAACCATCCGTCCACTACTAGCTGTAAGATCAGCCGCAATCTCACTATCTTTTAGTTTATGAGCGTTCTCACGAATGAAGTTTTTCTCTGCATCTGACCATTTGATATTCATTTTCCTCTGTCTCCTAGAAAAAGTTGCTGGTGTGACGTATATACTATTATAGTTGAGTTGACAACTTTTCGCATAACATGGAGACAAAATTTATGGCACTGTTAGATATTAAAGCCTCGCAACTACGAGCGAGGGAATCCGTAGAGCTACATGCCCAGGTACAACAGGAACTCGCTACCGCGAGAGCACAACTGGACGATCAAGACCAAAGCATTTCTGCTCTACTTGATAAAAATGCCAAGCTGAACGAGGAGCTAGAAGAGTCCAAGAAAAAGACCGCCAAGCTTATCAAGCAAGCCGGGGCTAAGGCTAAGAGTAAAGGCCCAAAAGAAGGGGGGCCCGTTATCATTAAAAATGACAAGGGTGAAGTAGCCAAGGAAATTCATGCCTCTAAGCCAAAGGATCAAACAACCAATGAAGCTTAAGATAGTTTATGATGGTAACGATGAAAATACCAAAGTTATCGACAAAGAAACAGGTAAGCCTGTAGAGGGAATTATCTCTTGTAATATCGTCATGGAACCTTATCTTACCTTGGCTACTCTTACGTTTAGTGAAGGCATCGAGTTTGAACTAGATAATGTGGAGGCTGAGAAAGTATATGAAGATTCCGAAGGGGTACACGGAGGAGCAAGTCCTCCAGATAATCGAGAGAATATCGAATAAGCTGGCCTCAACGTTTAAGTTCGGTTACTATGAAATCGACGATATGAAGCAAGAAGCGGCTCTCTTCGCATGGCAGGGCATAGAGAATTACGATGGCGTGCGTCCCTTAGAAAATTTTCTTTGGGTCCACGTCCGTAATCGCCTCTATAATCTTAAACGTAATAATTATGCTCGGCCCGATACTCCCTGCGACCACTGCCCCTTTGATGCGTACATAGAACGCAAATGCACGCTTCATGACAACCTTATGAACTGTGAGCCTTACGCCAGACATGAGACGAGGAACGAACTCAAAAAGAATCTCATGTCTACCAAGCAGGGAGAAGACATGCTACAGGGTCAGCCTCATAGTGTAGAGGATACAGCTCTTTCGAATGAGCTTTATTCAATGATAGACAAAGCTATTCCTATCTTCATGAGAGAAGACTGGCTTAGATTTGTTAATAAATTAAGACTGCCCAAAGCTAAACGTGAGACCTTACTAAACCACATCCGACTAATATTGAGTGAAAATGGCATCGACCCGTAAACGCGGAAAGCTCTCTAAGGCCGAGATGAGCTATATAGAACAAAACTGCTTCGATCTAAGTCTAGAAGAAATGGCCCGCCATCTAAATAGGACCATCCACCCTATCAGGAAGTATATCGACAAGCAGAATCTCAAGGCCAGAGATTTAACTGATGATGAGCACCTTCTATCTACTTTACGGGACCGTTATTATTTCAAAGAGATGCGGAAGCAATTCAATGATAACGAAATCGTATTCTTTGAGCACAAATGGATCGACCTCTACAAGCAATTCAACGAAGACGTTGTAGCTACTGAAGAGATGCAGATCGTAGAGTTGTGCCGCACTGCAATCCTGGTTAATCGGTCTATGGAAGACCGCCAAGACATTGTAACGAACATTGCTGATCTTGAAAAGCTTATTAATGAGGAAATGGATAAACCTCCCGAATTTCAGGACACACAGGCACTAGCAATGTTTCAAACTCAATTGGGGGCGATGATAGGTAGCAAAAGCTCCTACATCACAGAGCACGAGAAGCTTCTTACAAAACAAGAGCGGCTTTTAAAGGACATTAAGGGTACTCGTGAACAACGTAAGAGAATCGCAGAAGACGCTAATACTAATTTTTTAATTTGGATGCGTCAACTAGATGATCTTGAAGTAAAGGACAAGCAAGGATTCGATATGGAGGTTAATCGGGTAGCGGCGAACAAAGCCCGTGAACGATTATCTGAATATCATGAATTTGAAGATGGGCTTGTGGATCAACCACTTTTAAATACGGAGACTGTAAAAGATGTACAACCAGATATTCACAATGACTAGGCATATGCCGCTTGAAGAGAAGCGGAAGATATTAGAGATACCGGAAGAGATTGATGCTCTGTGTCGAAGCCAAGTATCTAGTTTTAAAGGTTACTCGGCCCATGACATAGAGGAAAATTATAAGTTTGGCACAAACGATATTTTGGTGCGGTTTCAACAGGGGAAAATGGCCAATCTAAAGAATTTCGACTCTTTCGAAAGCAGCAAGCTAGTCAATGTGAGATGTAAGGCCATCGCCTCTATGATGGACACTCTTCACAAGAGATTTCCAGAGATCATGGAAGACCTTGATCTTATTATTCCCTTTTCTTTTTCTGATATGTCTACCGCCCCTAGACAGAGAATCCCCTCACTAACCTTCTCAAAGGAACAAAGCTCCAACAATATATTGGTCCCCTCTGTGAACAATTTAGTGGGTTATGCCGAAATGGAGCATGTGGCAATGTATGACACTCCTCTACTTCATAAGAAGGATGAGTTGTGTTTCGTTGGTTCCCTCACTAATATATATTGGAACGGTAAGGGCATGGCATCGAACCAGCGTCTTCAGATTGCGGAATATTCTAAGGGTTCAGAATGTCCTATCTTCGCTCGTGTTATTCCTCCAAAGGATTATGGTGAAGAGAAGTTTAATAAGGTCTATAAGGAGGTTTGTGAGCACTTCCCTAGCCTAGCCGATGGGGATGAGGTCTATTTTCGAGAGAAGAGGATAGAGTTGCGTGAGCAGCTCCAGTATAAGTTCCAGCTATGTATTGACGGGCATGTTTGTGCTTGGGCACGCTTGCCGTGGCAGCTTGGCTCTAACAGCGTACCAATTAAGATTCGGAACCCTGATTTCAAATTCATGGAGTGGTATTACCCACTATTGGACTTTGGCAAGGACTGTGTTGAGATCAATATAGATCAGATTCCAGAGGTTTTTGAATGGTTGAAAAACGATCCTGAAGAACAGTTGGCGATTTCCGAGAGAGGGAAGTCTTTCATGGATCAGTATATCAGTGGAGAGCTGGGCCAAAGGATACTTTTATGGACTATATTATTATTGAGTGATAAACAACAATTGTATTTACAGGAACTTGAATAGTCATCTGGAGGTTTAGGACACTATGAAGAAAGCATTAGTAACGGGGATAACAGGGCAAGATGGCTCTTACTTAGCAGAACTTTTACTGGAAAAAGGATATGAGGTAGTTGGGCTGGTACGTCGAACTAGTGTTTGTAATCTAGAGAGACTGAAGGACTTGATCAAGAATCCAAAGGTTACCCTAGTGGAAGGGGAAGTTTGCGACCCACTTTCGGTGTATTCAATAGTGGAAAACGGCAACTTCGATGAGATTTATAACCTTGCGGCACAGTCGCATGTGGGAACATCCTTCGATCAGCCGTCATATACTTTTGACGTAGATGCGAAAGGTCCACTTAATTTTCTTGAATCCATCAGGAAGTATAGCCCTCGAACGAAGTTTTATCAAGCTTCTACAAGCGAGTTATTTGGACAGAATTTCACATATCGTCCCCATCCAGATATTCCTCCAGTGAACCATAGCTCGCTGAGCGAGATGGGGAAACACCTACTAAAAGAAGAACCCACAGCTACTTATCAGGACGAAGATACTCCCTTCGCTCCACAATCGCCTTATGCATGTGCTAAACTAGCTGCTCACGATTTAGTGAGAATTTATCGTGAAGGTTATGGGCTACATGCTTCGTGTGGTATCCTCTTCAATCATGAATCGGAGAGGCGTGGAGAGAAATTTGTTACGCGAAAGATTACTAAGTGGTTAGCTGATTTTTATCATTGGTTTGAACGAGTAGAGGGAGAAACCCCTCAGCGATGGTCTTGCCTTGATACTAGAGATGATGACCAAGTGTTTTGGGATCTTGGGGTCAGCTTCCCTAAGCTTCGATTAGGTAATTTAGATGCGTATCGAGACTGGGGACATGCAGAGGACTATGTTCGTGCTATGTGGATTATGTTACAGCGTGAAGTACCTGACGATTATGTAATCGCTACAGGTGAAACTTGTTCCGTCCGTGGTTTTTTAGAAAGAGCATTCAATGAGATTGGCATTACAGGCTTCGAACCGTATGTGGTTATTGATCCGAAATTTTATCGTCCAGCCGAGGTGGAATACCTGTGTGGGCGAGCCCATAAAGCAAAGACTGCTTTAGGTTGGGAAACAGAGATTTCTTTTGATGAACTAGTACACCGTATGGTTTGGAGTGATATCAATGGGTCGAAAAAGAAAGAGCAAGCGTGCTGCAAAGGCTAAAAGAGGAAAAGGGAAAAGAGTAAGAAGCAAGAGAAGTTATAGGCAGAACAGAAGACAAGATCCTACCTATATCAAGTGGAGGAACGATGTTAAGGATAGAGACGACCACTGTTGTCAGTGGCCAAACTGTGGCTCTAAACGCCGCATTCAAGTTCACCATATAAAAACTTGGGCTGCACATCCTGGCCTACGTTTTGTTATGGCGAACGGCATAACGCTGTGTGAGCGTTGCCATGAATCAATTAAGGGTAAAGAGGTTCATTATGAAGCCTTCTTCCTTAAGATTCTAGAGTACAAAATGATTAATAAGCTACGTCAACGACGAGCTTAGTCCACAAAGGAGAGAATCCATGAGACGTTTTGCAATAAGCCTGATAGTTATGGCTGCAATGATACTTCCTTCTATTGCTATGGCACAAGATGTAGCTCAACATCTTCAAGACGTAAGCGTGACGATCAAGTCAAAGAACCAATATAATAGCGGCGGATCTGAAGGGTCGGGCGTTCTTATTACCAGGGAAGTTAAAATCAAAGATGGCGGCAAAGAGACAGTTAAGGTTAATCTTGTATGGACTGCTGCCCACGTCATTACTAATCTACGTACCACCCGCACTATCATTGATAGCAAGGGACAGAAAACGACTATCGTAGAATTTCGTGATGCTCAAATTGTAAAAGAGCTTGTAGAGGATGGTCGTAAGGTTGGAGAGCTTAAGATGGACGCAAAGGTCATCTTATATAGTGACTCCGAAGACGGACATGATCTAGCACTTCTATTGGTACGTAAGAAGGGGTTTGTGGGTTCAAGTGCCACATTCCATCTTGGTTCTAAAAAAGCCCCTGTTGGTATTGGGACGCGACTATTTCATGTTGGTTCTCTTTTAGGTCAGTCAGGTGCGAACTCCATGACTAACGGTATTATGTCTCAGGTGGGACGTGTACTACAGCTTGGTACTGGAGATGGTACTATCTTTGACCAAACAACGTGTGCAGCATTCCCTGGTTCTTCTGGTGGCGGGGTGTTCCTAGCTGGAACAAAGAAAGAAGAAGTGAGGTACGTAGGGATGCTTGTACGCGGTGCTGGTGAGACATTCAATCTAATTGTCCCAGTTCGCCGTATGTATGAATGGGCAGAAGCCCGAAACGTTCTTTGGGCACTTGATCCTGCTGTTGTCGCTCCATGTCTGGATGATATCAAAAGTATTGAGCCTGAAGCACAAGTTGCTGACCATGCTAGTATATCCCACCCCAAGTCTAAAGAACAAAAGTTCAAGTTCATGATCCGTGAGATGAAACAGCCAGAGATAGATGAGCGAGAATAAGTTTACTGTAATTAGAGATACGCGAGAGAAACCGGCACATGGCTGGTCATTTGATCCTGATGGCTACTGTGCCGGTACTCTTGTTACTAAGCTAGACACTGGAGACTATAGTATTCAGGGTTTAGAGGAAGTTGTAGCTATAGAGCGGAAAGAAACAATACAGGAGTTCGCCCGCAACTGTGTAGAAAAGCGTTGGGGCGACTGTATGAAAAGATTAAAGGATATAGAACACCCTTATATTATATTTGAGTTTACCGAAGAAGATGTTGACCGATACCCTCTCTCTGCACGAGTGCCTGCCAGAGTACGTAAGATGATGTGCTGGGCTAATGGCAAACCTCGTATAGCAGTTAAATATATCTGGAAAGTAATAAAGACGGCACGCGAATACGGGATAGATGTTCGTTTTTGTGGAGATAAGATGACAGCAGAGAAGCAGGCGTATCAAATTATGCGAGAAATCCATGAAGCATATTTATGATGTAGACAGCTATGAATATTCTTATCTAAGAGTTTCCGGTGATGACCTCAAAGAGGCAAAGATACGTAATCCTCTTCATGATCTAAACGATTGGGAAAAGGAGAACTATCATCTTCATGTATTACGTATTATGCGTAACCCAGAATATATCCACTGGACAGTAAAGAATCTTCTTAATATAGACTTGTTACCAGAGCAGTGTGTCATACTGCAAGAGCTATGGACAAAAGCGTTCCCTATGTATATCGCTTCCCGTGGTTTTGGTAAGTCTTTTCTTTTGGCCGTATACGGTATGCTCCGTTGTTTGCTTGTGCCGGGGTCCAAGATCGTTATTGTTGGTGCTGCATTCCGACAGTCTAAGGTGATCTTTGAGTATATGGATGTTATCTGGAAGAACGCTCCCCTCTTCCGTAGCCTTTGCAGCGATGCTAGTGGGCCACGTCGTGATGTTGACCGCTGTACCATGAAGGTAAACGATAGCTGGACTATCGCTGTTCCTTTGGGGGATGGCACCAAGATCCGTGGTTTACGTGCCCACACGATTATTGCTGACGAATTCAATTCTATACCTGTTGAGATTTATGAAACAGTTGTGGCAGGTTTCGCTTCTGTTTCTAAAGATCCAGCAGAGAATGTGAAGGAAGCAGCTAAGCGTAAGGCTATGAAAGAGGATGGCGTATGGTCAGAGCAAGAAGAAGAGATTTATCAAGATCGCCATCAAAACCAGTCTATACTTTCCGGCACAGCAGGCTATGACTTTGAGCCGTATGCTGACTATTGGAAGGTCTATAAAAAGATGATTGCGGGAGAGGGCTATACGAGCGAAGCATCCGAAGAAGAGGGTGTAGAATCTCAAGGTAGTCAAATTCCTGAGTATATGCAACGTCTAGACAAGGATCAGTTCACAGTAATCCGTATTCCATACGAGCTGATTCCCGAAGGCTTTATGGATGATCAGCAAGTGTCTCGTTCTCGTGCGACTATGCATAGCGGCATCTATCTAATGGAATATGGTGCGTGCTTTGCTAAAGACTCTCAGGGGTTTTTCAAAAGAACCCTTGTTGAGGGCTGCACAGCGACAGAGAAAATGATAGCAAGGGTAGGTTGGCCTAGATGGTGCGATGAGCCCTTTGATGTAGTAACTAGGGGGCGTGCTGGAAAACAGTATGTCTTTGCTATTGACCCCGCCTCTGAAAATGACAACTTTGCTCTTGTTATTCTTGAACTCCACGAAGAGCATCATAGAGTTGCTTATGTATGGACTACTACCAAGAAGGACTTCCAAGAACGCAAGAAGCTTGGACTTACAGAGTCCGACGATTACTATAGTTTTTGTGTTAGAAAGATCAGAGACCTATATAGATCCTTCCCTTGTGTCCATCTAGCTATTGATGCTCAAGGAGGGGGATATGCTATTGCAGAAGGACTAAGGGACTCTGACAAGATTCTCCCTGGAGAACGTCCTATCTTGCCAATAATTGATGATAAAAAAGAGCAAGATACTGATGTGTTGGACGGAGATCATATCCTTGAATTTATACAATTTGCGGACGCTAAATGGACCTCTCAAGCAAACCACGGTCTGAGAAAAGATATGGAAGACAAAGTTCTCTTATTTCCTCGTTTTGACAATGTAACTCTCGCCCTTGTATCTGAGCAGGACAAAATCCAGTTCAGGATGCTCAAGGAGAGACTAGGTGATAGTAAGGCTTTGAAACTTTATGACACTTTGGAGGATGTTGTTCTTGAGGTTGAGGAGCTTAAAACAGAACTTTCCACTATCACAGTTAGTCGTACCGCATCCGGTCGCGAGAAGTTCAGCACTCCAGAAATAAAGCTGAATACTGGCAAGAAGGGGAGTATGCGGAAGGATCGCTATAGTGCTCTTGTTATGGCAAATATGGTAGCACGATCTATTCAGCGAGAGATTACCCCTCCTGCTTATGTGGGTGTCGGACGTGTAGCTCAAGCAAGATCAGGGCCTATAGACAAGAATAAGCCTATGTATGCTGCATCTCAAGAATGGGCCAGTTATTCTCCTGCCTCTGTTGGGGTAATACGTAGAGGCCAATAGGTATTGGTGTACTAATAATAGGTATTGCAATCCCATTCTTTCTTTAGCAGGGGCGTCATGAGTAAAGAAGCTAATAAATATCCCAAGAGTCGAGCCAGAGATGGTGTCGATGGTCAAGGACCAGCTCTAGTAAGCTGGGCTAACGAGGCTACGCAAGAAAAAGCCTTTGATACATATGCTTCAGCTTTAGAAGAGGCATCTTATAGTGTTGCTAATTATCGTAGAGACTTTTCAGGTGTAACCTCAAATACTGATGGTCGTCCAGGGTTGAGAAACGTAGATTTCGATTGGTTTCGTCCTGGTCAAGCAGCACCTATAAAACCAAAGGACATTATGGCGTACTCACGCTTTGTCTATCGTCGTATAGGGATAATTCATAATGCAATTGACCTAATGGGAGATTTTGCATGTCAAGGCATCAGAATAGTTCATCCTAATCCCCGTATTGAACGCTTCTATAACGACTGGTTCAATGAAGTAAGCGGGAAGTTTGTTTCTGAGCGTTTAGGGCATCTTCTCTTCAGAGAAGCGAATGTCCCGGTTCGAATGTTCACTGCTAAGATGAATAAGTCAAAACGACTAGACATGCAGAAGTCCGTAGGTTCCGCTGAGATAAGAGTGGATAAGAATGATGCAAAATTCCAAAAGGCGGAAATTCCGTGGAAATATAATTTCATCGACCCTCTATTAGTTGAGCCTGTTGGTGGACCTCTAGCAACGCTAACTAAAAATAAGCTCCTAACTCTTAAGGTTCCTTATCATTTAAAGCGTGAAATTCAACGACTACTTGATTCTAATAATCCCGAAGTACAAAAAGTACTAGAGGATATTTCCCCAGATATTATCAAGGCCGTTTCTAGCAATAGCGATATCATTCTACCTCCTGACAAGACGTATATGTATCACTATAAAAAGGATGACTGGCAGACATGGGCCGACCCTATGACCTATTCTGCATTTGAGCCCTTAAATCTATATCAAAGATTACAGCTCGCAGACAAGGCCGCTCTAGATGGGGCTATCTCTAAGATTCGCGTCTGGAAGATTGGTTCTCTAGAACATAAACTAGCTCCGACTCCAACCACATCAGCTACTTTATCTGATATGCTAGGGGCGAATGTCGGAGGTGGAACGATTGACATCATTTGGGGTCCAGACATTGAGCTTATAGAAACAAGTAGTGATCTGCACCAGTTCTTAGGCGAAGAAAAATATCATTCGACTCTTATGGCCATCTATGCTACTTTAGGGATTCCTCCAACTCTGACGGGAACCTTTGGTGCTTCTGGTACAACCAATAACTTCATTTCATTGAAGACTCTCACTGAGCGGTTGAACTATGTGCGAAATATCATAATTGACTTTTGGACAACTCAATTAAAGATTGTTCAAAAATCAATGGGCTTTAGAATGCCTGCACAAGTTGAGTTTGACTATATGTATCTTGATGATCCAATGGCAGTCTCTAATTTGTTAATGAGCATGGCTGATAGAAATATCATTAGTGATGAGTTTGTACAACGCAACATTAAAGCTAAGCCAAATATTGAGAATCGTCGTGTTATTAACGAAAACAAGAGACGTGAGAATGCAGACATGGAAAAGGTTAGCCCTTATCATCAAGTAGATCAAGATCATGCATTGAAAAAGATTGCTTTGCAGACAGGACAGTCTGCTCCTTCTGAAGTGGGATTAGAACTAGACAACCGTAAGAGTGGTGAGAAATCCCTTATGGATATGAAGGAACAACAAATGAAAGTGAGCCGTCCTCCTGCTGGTCAAAAACAACCAGGATCGCCAGGAAGACCAAAGAACACACGCGACACAAAACCGCGTAAACCAAAGAAGTTTGTTCCTAAGAATAAGGCGGCAGTAGAGATGTGGGCTAAGACAGCACAGAAGAAAATCTCTGATGTTATTAACCCTCAAGTTATAGCTGCATTCCAAAAGAGCAACTTAAGAAGTCTAACTGCGGAACAATTTAGTCAGTTAGAGAAACTAAAATTCGAGATTTTGTGTAATTTAGATATAGGAGGAGAGCTTACTGAGGCAGCATTAGCCACAGCGTCTCAAAATCCTACCCCTAATGTCCATGCACTATTTGAATCTTGGACTACAGAAGCTCTTGAATTATTAGGTAAAAAGTCATTCTCAATTGACGAAGTACGTGATCTAAGAGTTTCATTCTATGTTGATAATATTTCGGAGACATAATATATGGCAATAAAACCCCCAACAGTTTTCCCAGCAGAAAGGGAAGCGGGGCTTGAGCACAAAATCCGATCTCAATCTTCTATCGCTTTTACCGCTCCTGTAGCGACTCATGATCCTCAGATGGTTGGCTCCAAAAGTCAACTTAAAGCTTCGGCTGCTCTAACGGAACTAGTCACTGCCGGTCTTGACGATGCAGATGTACACCACGTTCTTTCTATCTTGGTGTCTACTGTATGGAACAAGAATGACGATATATTCGATAAAGATGAGGTTTGGGCAGCTCGTGAGACTCCCCGTTTTAAGCCTACTAATATAGAGCATGATGAAAAACAAATAGTAGGAGGGATTATCAATAGCTGGGCTATCGACTCAGATTTTAATCTTATTGGTGATAGCGAAAACCCTAAAGCCAGCGACCTTGAATTACCAGATGTATACCATATCTTAGTAGGATCTGTTATATATAAGAGATGGAACGATCCAGAGCTACAGACTAGAGCAACAGACCTTATTCAGCAAATTGAGGCTGGTGAGAAGTTTGTTTCTATGGAGTGTGTCTTTCATGGATTCGATTATGGTGTAGTTGATCCCGACGGTAACAATCATGTAGTTGCTCGTACTGCTGACACCGCCTTCTTATCCCAGCATCTACGTGCTTATGGTGGAATGGGAACTTATCAAGATCATAAGGTAGGCAGGGTTCTTAGAGACATCACTTTTAGTGGTAAAGGGTTTGTAGATAAGCCTGCAAATCCAGATAGTATCATCTTTGATAAAGACCATATTTTCTCGTTCGCTAACGCCTCAGAAGATAAAAGTCTATTTTTAGATGATAATGGTGTAAATACAAGTACAGAAGGTAATTCTTTTGACATTAACTCACACAAGGAGAACACAATGTCTGATCAATTAAACGATCAAATCAGAGAGCTTAAGGAAAGTCTAGCTTCTCTACGCACTGAGAACAAAGACATGGCTGACAAGCTTTCTGCCGCGAACGTTTCCCAATATGAAGATAAGATTGAGGCTTTGACAGCAAATATTGCTGTATTAGATGAGGCCAAAGCTGATCTAGAAGGAAAACTAAGCGAGGCAACAAGCAAGGTTGAAACTTTGGGAACAGACGTAGAAGCTAAATCTACTGAGCTTGAAGAACTTCAAGCAAATTTTGACAAGATGAAAGAAGAAGAGAAAAAGAAGAAGAGAGAAGCATCTCTCATCGAAGCTGGCATTCCTGCTGACGAAGTAGCTGCTAAGCTTGAAACCTTTTCCTCTCTCAATGATGAACAGTTTGACGTAATCGTTAAGACTGTCTCTGACCTGAAGCCTGCCGTATCTACCGAGGCTTCCGAATCCACTACTGAGTCTTCTGAAGAAGAATCCGTAGAGGAAGAAACTACAGCTTCCGAAGTAGTGGAAGAAAATTCTGTAGAAGAAGATAACACGTCTATGGCTTCGGAATCTAGCGAAGGCGAAGATGAACAGTCTGTTGCTCGTGCTGGTCTTGAGCAATGGGTGAGCGAAGTTGTTATGAACCAAAAAGCATCCGAATAAGTTTTAGGAGAATATAAAATGGCTCTAAAAGGTGATCGTGTAGAACATCTAACAGATATCAGCTTTTTTAAAAGCGATGCTGTTGCAGAACGAGGCGTTATTGTTGCTCATAGCACTGGAGGTTCCGGTGCTGCTATGGACGACGCTGCGGCCTTAGTTGCTGACGTTGCTGCATATGAAGACGAACCTGCGGGTTTGTTATTGAATGACGTTGTTAATATTGACCTTACCCGTCAACAATACAACGCAAATAAAGACGAAATGCAGCTTGGTGGTAAAGTCACCTTGCTTCGTCGTGGTACGGTTGTGACCGACCAAATTTCAGGTACTCCAGTTATTGGTAGTGGTGCTCACTTTGCATTAGATGGTACTTTGACCTGTGGTAATGAGCAAGCTAGTAGCGTTAAGGTTGGCCGTTGGCTATCCGTTTTAGATGCTGATGGTTTCGCGAAAGTAGAAATTAATATTGTTTAATCTTAGGAGATTAAGAAATGAAATTTTTTGACTATACTCCAGAAATGACGGAAGTGCTTCGTCAATCCGGTAGCCAAAAGAAGGAAGAATCTTTGGCTGGAGTAGCTGAAATAGCTAAGGCATTGGAAACTCCATTGCGTAAGGGCGTGATGAGCGGCGATATCCTTGATGGTATCTTCGAAGTCGTTAATCTAGCTCCTGGTGCTACCAGTGAATTCCCGCTTGACTTCCTGGCTCCTGGTACTGAGAAGGATTTCGTGGCATACACGATTCCTAATCATGGCCGTATTCCAGAACGTCACGTAGAAGGTGATTACGTGATGGTCCCAACCTACGACGTAGGTGCATCAATCGACTGGTTGTTGAAGTATGCTCGTGACGCTCGCTGGGATGTTGTTGGTAGAGCATTGGACGTTATGCGTTCACAGTTTACCAAGAAAATGAATGATGATGGGTGGCACACACTTATCTCCGCAGGCGTTGATCGTAACATCTTGGTTTATGATCCAGATGCCGCTAATGGCCAATTCTCTAAGAGATTGGTTTCTCTATTGAAGGTTACCATGCGTCGTAACGGCGGTGGAAACTCGAATTCTATCAGTCGCGGTCAATGCACTGACTTGTTTGTCAGTCCAGAAGCTATTGAAGATATTCGCAACTGGGGTGTAGACGAAGTAGATGAAATTACCCGTCGTGAGTTAATCACTCAAGATGGTGGTATGCTTGTCCGCATCTTCCAAGTAAACCTTCACGATCTTGATGAGCTTGGCGACGAGCAAGAATATCAGGTCTTCTATGAGAGTGATCTTTCAGGAACTCTTCCTGCTGGTGACTCAGAAATCGTAGTTGCCTTGGATCGCAGCAAGAACGACAGCTTTGTAATGCCTGTCCGTGCTGGCCTTCAGATCTTTGAAGACGATACCCTTCACCGTCAACGCCGTGGTGGTGTTTATGGATGGGGCGAACATGGTTTCGCAGCTTTGGATAACCGAAGAGTTCTTATTGGCTCCTTCTAAGATATATCCAAAAGCGTTTTTTATAATCAAGCCGCTGGTGGCACTTTGCTGCCATCGGCTTTTTTTCTAGGAGAACAGTATGTTGTTATGGGAAGAAGAGGCAGATCAAGAATGGATGCTAGGTGCCCGTGGTGTACTATGGTGTATAGATGATTGCGGCGTGATATGGCTTAGAGATGAAGATGGCATAACCTGGAACTTAAGAGAGCGTAATTAAATGAGCGTAACAGCAGACGAAAGGTTGTGTAAGCAACCCTCTGAAAAACGCAGGTTCCTAATGGAATTTAGCAAACTTCTAACCGTAGGCAGTAGCGAAACTATCTCTGGTATAAATAGTATTGTATCAGCGAATGTTGGCGAGACTGGAACCGATCTGACTATTAGTCAGACGGGGATCATTGATGGACTAGGGACAGACTCACGAGTGGTTATGTGGATTGAAGCTGGAACATCAGAGAGGACTTATCGTATAGAGACCCTAGTTACCACTACTAGTGGCCAGATTCTAGAAGGCGACGGTTTACTCCACGTAACAGATAGGTAACAATTATGGCGACATGGGAACAAACAGGCTTATTAATGCTACGTGCTATATTAAATGATGCTGGCTGTGGAACGGGCACGTATACAACAAAAAGACTACAAGACCTTCTGATTACTGCCGCATACTTCCTGCCTATTGATATCAATTTCACTAGCACCTATACTGTTGATGTAGAAGCAAATACAATTTCTCCTGATCCTATTAGTACAACTGCTGATGGTCAGGAGTTTATTAATTTCATGGTATTGAGGGCAGCATGTTTGGCCGACGAAGGAAACTTCAGAACCAACGCTCTAATGCAGGGGGTGAAGGCGAGGTGCGGCCCTGCCGTGATTGAATTAAATAAATACGGAGAGTTCTTAGCAGAACTATTAACGGCTGGTCCCTGTGCTGCATATGAGACTCTTAAAAAAGAATATAACTTTAGTTATGAGGGCGGAACTATTATTAGGGCCGTGATGTCACCCTTCGCATCAAATGATTTTGACCCAGGCACCAACCTTCGCGGTCATGGGTTCTTGGACACTAATAATCCGCATCGTGGCGGCACTTACTAATCGGAGATAAACAATGGCAATTATTATTTTTCAACCCCAAGGTAGCGATACCCCTCATCAAGAGGGAACTGTCCAAGTACAGGCTCCAAAGGCAGGAGTTTGGGGAGGGCCTGAATATTCTATCAGCGGTTACCCAATCACTGTAACAGGAGTAGAGACAGGAGTAATCAACGCTGCTTATAGCGGTAGATTTGATGATCCTCGTTACTATACTGGTGATACAGCGAGCTAAGAATGACTACGACTATAAATCCCTATTCTGGCGTCATTACGCCGGGGCTCAAAACAATTTTTAGCAACGCCATCTCAGCTATGCTGTATGATGACTCTTGTACCGTTCCATGTACTCTGCACTATGGAATTACTAAGTATGAGGACTGTGCTAACTGTGTGTTTGATCCAATAGGAAATAAGTCAGCAAATAGATTTCAGGATGGAGGTCCGATACCTTTTCCTTTTGGAAATATTTGTCCTATGTGTAATGGGGGAGGAAAGAGGGCTGTAGAGTCATCAGAAGACTTAAGCCTAATGGTTATCTGGGATCAAAAAGATTTCTTCAAGGTTGGTTCGGTCAATACTCCAGATGGAGATATTCAGACTATGACCTTCGCTGACAGAACCCCTAAGCTAAAGAGAGCAAAAGAGATTGTTGTAGCTACTAATATAGCAGGTTATGCCACTCATAGATTTGAGCGTATAACCGACCCTGTGCCGTGCGGCCTAGATTCAGATCAGTTTGTTGCCTGTATGTGGAAAAGGATTGGGTAATGGCTACTATTATAGGAAGTTTAGAGATTACTACGCCGGGAATTAGGGGACAACTTTTCTCTAATGTGAATAAGGAAATTACTCGTATAGTCAAAAGAAATTCCGTAAAAGTTAGTCGCAATATTAAAGAGCATGTAGAGAAGCTTCTAAGAAGTGCAATTGTTGGCTCTCCTGAATACGAATCTTTCTTTGGTGGTAAGCTACAAGCAGAACTAGGAGTTCCCGACCCCTCAGTTATTGATACAGTTATAGAGCAATGGATGAGCGGCGTTACGGTAAAGTTTCTTCAAGGAGAAGGAAGATTTGGAACTTTGTCTATTGGTATGATAGAAGACGATTATAGTGATGTGCTAACCTTGCCAGATGCAACATATTCCTACTCAAGTCGTAAGGGTGGAGGGCTAATTGATTGGCTACGCTTCTTATTGCTAGAAGGAAGTAATGTGATTGTAAGAGACTATGATTTTACAGATTCGACTAAGAGGGGAAGCAGAACCGGACTTGGAATTATGGTTGGTCGTTCAGGTGGTTCGTGGAAAGTCCCTGACCAGTTCGCGGGAACAGCAGGAGACAATTTTGTGTTGCGAGCTTTACAAGAGATTGATACAGAAATAGATAACATAGTTAGACGAGAAGTTACCAGAGGCTTTAAGTAATGACAGCACAAGACTACACCTCATTTAATAATGTTGATAATGTAGGGGAAACCCTACTGATGTCTCAGCTTGAAAGCAACCTAAAGACTTATTTTGATTGGTCTTTTTTAGGTATTGGTGCTTTTAGTAACGCTACTATTCCTACATCAGGTGCATATGGAGGGACTTACGATAGACTGCGAGCTGTTGATGACCCCTCCTATACAGACGGTCAGGTATGGGAGTCTGCTCGAAAAGACTGGGTTTGGGAAACGGGGATAGAACGAGGGACTGGAGAACAGCCCGTTGATATTTCTGGGATATATATTGGAGGTACTTTATATGCAACTGGAGATGCTACTTTTGGCCATCACTATAATTATCCCCTTGGAAGAGTAGTATTAGATACCGCTATAGCTACTACCTCCACAGTTCAGGTAGAACACAGCTATCGTAATGTACAGGTATATATAGCAGACCAAGCCCCTTGGTGGGATGAGCTACAATACAACTCTCATCGAGTTGAAGATTCCACTTTTCATCACATAGGGTCTGGCAACTGGCAGATTTTGGGCAATCATAGAGTACAAATGCCCGCCGTTGTGATAGAGGCTGTCCCGAGGCGTCAGTTTAAGCCTTACCAACAGGGAAGCGTTGGACAGTATGTATATCAGGATGTGAATTTTCATATCATTGCTGAATCTCGCTGGTGGAGAAACCAGCTTATAGATATACTGTCCCTACAACAAGACAGAACAATATGGTTATACGACAATAACTCCATCCCATTTTCATTAGATCATCGTGGGATGAGATCAACAGATCCAACTCCCTACCCCTATTTAGTCGATGATTACCGTTGGAAAATGGCTAGAATCTATAAGACTCTTGTGACTGAAATGGAGTCTCATAATAGCCGCTTACACCAAGGTACTGTAAGGGTTACTTTTGAGGTCATTATTGCCTAAAATCATAAAAATGGTGTATTTAACAACGAGGTTATACTTTTCAATTTAGGAGAAGATAAATGGCTAATAATAGAATTTACTACCCAATTCAACAGGTATCGTTCCGTAAGCCGGGAACGACTGTTTTTCGTGAAGGTCACGGTATCCAATCCGTAGCTATTACGACAACCTTTAATTTGGAGCAAGCTTTTGAGCTGGGCCAACTAGCCCTCTTCGAAAATATCGAAGGTATTCCAGATGTTGAGGTTACACTAAGTAAGGTTTTAGACGGATACCCAGCACTGTTCTGTCTTGCTACGGCAACTGATGCTGATGGAGCCGATCTAGCTGGTCCTACTCTTGCAGAGCGTGCTCCTGCCGAGACAATTATGCAGTTAGGTATTTGGCCTGAAACAAACAATGCTGTATCGGCGTCCCCAAATATATACGTAGAAATGTCTGGGCTTACCGTTTCTTCTGTAACTTACAATTTCCCGCTTGAAGACAACTTCTCAGAAGATCTTACCCTTGCTGGCAACACAAAGATCTGGGATACTTATGCGGGCTCCTGTACTGCTCCGTGGGCTCTTGCTGCGGCTACAGGCTCGCCTAACTTTGCTTCTAATGATGATGCCCCGGTTGGCTCTGGTGGTGTTAACCGTCGTGAGAATATGAACTTCGCGACGACTCTTGCTCAAGCAAACGACGCAGACTACACTCGTTTACCTGGAGATGTTTTCGGGGTAACAGCTAGTGGTGTCAAATCAGGCCAATGTCACGTTGCCTCTATCACGGTATCTACCGACTTGGCTCGTGAAGACTTGTTTGAGCTGGGAGCTAGAAGCCCATATGCTAAGACTGTGACGTTCCCAGTAGAAGTAACTACAGATATTGAAGTGACTTCTGTCTCTGGCGATGATGTAACAGCTATCGACGATTGTGCTGGTGCTGGTGCATGTGTTGCTGCTGAGAACTTGACTGATCGTCCAATCCGTTTGACCACATGCGAAGGTCTGCGAATTAACTTGGGAACTAAGAATAAATTAGCTTCTGTATCCTACGGTGGAGGTGATGCTGGTGGAGGAAACGTAACAGTTACCTACTCCTACACAACCTTTAATGACTTTACTGTGCTACACTCCGGTGATACTTTTAATGATTCCGGTACTGGCTGGTGGGCTGTCCGCTCTGGATTTATGGCTGCTGCAACTCAAGGTGCTGCTTAATTTAGCACCAGACGTTTGACAACGTGCTGAGGGGTTGGGGCTTCGGCCCCTTCCCTTTTTTCTCTTAGGACAGAGAAAGTATGGACAAGAGCAAGAAACAACTAATAACTAATAGGCTGCTAACTGGCGTAGTTTATCTTAAGGTAGGTAAACAGCTTTATAAACAAATACCGCCAACTAAAGATCAACGTGCTCTAGCTGATCTTTTCTATACAGAAAATCTCAATAATGTCAAATATGACAGCTTGATCAGTCGTGACCAAGCCACTTTTATGCTACAGAAGACTCAGATTTGGGGTCCATTGCATGAGAAACAGCTAGAAGACTATAAGACATATCTAGAAGACTTAAAAATTCAATTATATAAAGCCGTCTATAATAAGAAAGATCAGAAGGCTCTTAGACGTAAGATCAAAGGGGCCAATAAGTCTATCGAGAAATCATATACAAAAAAGTTTTCTCTGGAGACTATGACCTTTGAATACCACTGTGAGCTACTACGTCGCGATTTTTTAATTGCTTTATGTATTCGCGATTCATCCGATGATCCAGTATATACATATGAAAATTTTTGGGAATCAGACGGAGGTATCCTTACAGCCTTCACTGGCTTTCATGACCGCAATGTGATTTCGCAAGAAGAATTCCGTGAGATAGCTAGAACAGAACCTTTTAGATCCGCTTGGGTACTAGGCAAAGAGAATATGTTTGGTATTTCCGCCTCTGAGCTAGAGGAAGACCAAAAGTCTATCATACTTTACTCTCGTATGTATGATTCGGCTTATGAAAATCCAGACAGACCATCAGAAGAGGTTATTGAAGACGATGATATGTTTGATGGCTGGATGGCAAAGAGTAGACGCGAGGCAGAGAAAGACAGAACACAAAGAGAGGTAGAACAGCTTCTTGGTAATAAGGGTGTAGGTAAGCACAATATAGGAAATGCAGGAGAGATGTTCGTGGTAGCAGACTCTAAAGAAGAGGCTGAGAAGATCAAAGAGCTTAATGATCTTAACTCTCGTATGAAGCTAGAACATAGAATCAAGGCAATAGAAAAGAGTGGGAAGTTAGAAGAATCTCAATTACCTGATGTCAAGTTAGATCTAAGGAATCAGGCTATGAAACAAATGTCTGAGAAAAGATAAAGGATATAGATATGGCTAATCCAAGTTATAACGAAGCCTCAAAGAAGCGGCTCTTAAATAATATTACAAGAAAATTTGATACAACTATTATTGGCTCACTAGCTATTTTAGAAGAAGAGTTTGGAGATCTATGGGGTCACGGCCTCGAATACAACGAACTAACAGAGGAGCAAAAGGAGTTCCGTGTAACATGGCAATCGGCTCGAACACGCCTACTTGATGCTGGCAACTCGAATCTGAGAGCAGCACTAAGCGAGATAGCCCAGTATACGCTATCATGGAATCGTTTTGTGATGAATTTTAAATCAACAACCAAGGATAACTGAGGAGTATTAAAATGGGTAAAATTACCGAAAAGGCTGACAAGAGAACATTCGAGGTAGACGGAGTTGAATATGCTGTTCGTCGTCCCAAGATGGAAGAGTTGGTGAAAGCTAATGAGCAACGCCGTAAGGTGTTTAACGAGGAACTAGAAGCAGGCTCTCTTTTAAGGGATCAATTAGAAGCCGAGCTACGTAAGCGTAAAATGTGGAGTGATGATCGAGAAGCCAAGTATCAGCAGCTCCGTGTAGATATAATAGATATGGAATATAAGCTGGCAAAGGGCGGAATTAAGTTGTCAGAAGCGAAGAGTATCGCTTTAGCAATGAGGGAAAAAAGGGCCGATATGATAGAGCTTCTCTCTTCTCGTACTGAGCTTGATTCTAACTCATGCGAGGGCAAGGCTGATGCTACAAGATTTAACTATCTTTTTGCTAACTGTTTGGTGTATTCTGAGACGGGAGAACCTTACTTTCCAAAGGGCTTGGATGAATATTTGGTCAAACAGGAAGACCCTGTTGCTTTATATGGTGCCAATGAATTTTTCTATCTTATCTCGGATACAGAAGAGGTAGATGCCAAGCTCCCTGAGAACCAATTCCTGAAAAAGTTTAAGTTTGTTGATGATGGGCTTCGCCTTGTAGACAAAGAGGGTCGTCTGACCGATACGAAAGGGCGACATATTGACGAGGTTGGGAACTTTATTAAGTGGACCTCTGAGACAGAGCATGTCTTTGTTGACTCAAAGGGTCGCGAACTTAACGAGGAGGGAGAGTTTGATATCGTAGCAGAGCCGTTCCTAGACGACAAGGGCGAGCCAATTGATACAGACCAGTTCGAAGAAAAGGTAAAAAAGAAAAAGTCTCCCCCAAAAAAACGGACAAGCAAGAAGACAAAAGCGGAAGTAGAAGAAACTGCTATCGCTGAATAATAAACCTGGATAAGCGATCTATTTTGATGCATGGTATTTCAAGATAGGTCGCTTTTTGTTTAGAGGTAGCACATGGCATTCAATATTAATGCAAAAGTCGTTCTAAGTGGACCTAAGAATATAGGTACAGTTCGCAAAGCCATCTCCAAGGGCTTGCGTGGCATTAACGTGCCAGTAAAAATAAGTATAACTAAAGGGGCCGCTGGTCAGCTTAAAGCCTTTAATGCTGCTCTTACTTCTGTAGAAGCAAATCTTAAGCGTTTGACGGCTAGTGCTACTACAGCAAAGAATTCTATGGCTGGAATGGCAGGTTCTACTACCAGATTAGGCAACGCTACAGCCGGTGCCACTAAGGGTATTGCTAAGGCAGGAGCGGCTGCTAAAAAAACCGGCTCTCAGATTGAAGCCTTCGGTAAAGATGCTGCTTTGGCTATTCGTCGATTTGCAGCTTTTACTATTGCGACAGGAGCCATCTTTGGTTTTGTTCGTGCTGTACAACAAGGTATTTCTCAAGCCATTAGTTTTCAACGTGAGCTGATTAAGATTACTCAGGTTACAGGCAAGGCAGGTAAAGACCTACAGGGGCTTACCAACACAATTGATAACCTATCTACAACTCTTGGTGTGAACGCTAACGAGTTACTTGATGTCGCTCGTACCTTTGCCCAAACAGGCCAGTCATTAGATCAGGTGCGTGCATCTCTACGTGCTGTAGCACGAGCATCACTAGCTCCTACTTTTGGTAGTCTACAGCAAACTACTGAAGGTGTTATTGCTGCTTTAAACCAGTTTAATATCTCTGCTGATAAGACCGAGCAGGTACTTGGCTCTTTAAATGCAGTATCTAAGAAGTTCGCTGTTGAGTCGGAAGACTTAATCTCTGTGATCCGTCGTGCTGGTGGTGTGTTTGCTGCGTCTACTCCTGAGTTCCAAAAGCCACAAGAAGCACTGAATGAGCTGATCTCAATCTTTACTGCTGTTCGTTCTACTACTCGCGAAAGTGCCGACTCTATCGGTACTGGCCTAAGAACTATCTTTGCTCGTATTCAACGTCCTCAGACGATTGAGTTCTTGAAGCAGTTTAATGTTGAGCTGGTTAATGCTGAAGGGCAGTTCATTGGCTTTTTTAATTCATTCAAAGAATTATCTAATAAGCTAAGTGCTTTACAAAAGAGAGGCGATACTGTAACGTTTGGTGCTATTGTTGAAGAGTTAGGCGGTATTCGTCAGCTAAAGAACTTGATCCCAGCTATCGTTGAGTTTGAAAAGGCTGAGAAGGCTCGTAAAGTAGCCTTGGCGGGAACGGCAAGCATTACTAAAGATGTTGTTCTAGCCCAACAAACTCTTTCTGTGCAGCTTGATGCATTGCGTCAACGATTTGGCAAGTTGATACGTGATATTGCTGGTTCTGATACATTCCAAAATTTAGCGAAGTTTGCTCTCACTGCTGCTAATGCTTTTATTACTTTAGCCGACGCTTTGCGTCCAGCTATCCCTCTTCTTACTACCTTCGCTGCTCTGAAATTATCGGGTGCTGCTTTTGGTTTTGCTAGTGGATTTATTGGAGGAATTGGCAAAGGCGGGAAGGGCGGTGGAAAAAGTGTTATTGGAGGAGGAGCTGGTGGTGCTAGTGGTGCTGCATCAAAGGCTAAGGCAGAGGCTACTAAGGCGGCTGTAACAGCTAATACAGCAGAGATACAAAAGAATACTGTCCAGCTTATTGCTTTAAATAAAGGAATGGGGACTTTAGGCTCTATTTCTTCTAAGACCGTTACCGTACTACAGACCTTGAGTGCTCGCATACCTATTTTGATTGCAGCTATGAAAGGAGTGGCAGTAACTACAGCTACTCCTCTAGGCCGAGGCCGTAAACCTACAGTAGCCAAGCTAGGAAGCGGAGGATCTGCTCGTCCAAAGTTTGGTATGGGGGGATCTTCTCGTCAGAAGTTTGCGGCTGGTGGTCTGGCTAGTAAAACACAAACTAAAATTGGTGCCGCTATTTTAGATGGACCTCAAGGTATCGCTACGCCGCCTCTAAATGTCATAACTCCTGCTGAAGTTCAGAAGGCTTCTCAAGCTCTGGGGAAAGGATCAAGAAATACTTCGGCTATCAAGGGAGGGAAACCGCTTACTCTCCAACGCTCCGCTTTAAATGAGAACACTGCCAAGACATTTGATAGCTCCTTAGAAAAAGGAATTACTGAGGCTGTTAAAGGAACTAGTAGTCTTCTGGCTAAAGACTTTGGTTTGCCTGTCCCAACCGTTCCTGGCAAGGCCCCCCAGGATTTCTTTGACAGTATTAATCGCGGAGTAAAAGGCAGCTTGTTTGAATCTGTGTTAGAAGCCTTTCAGACAGGAGGCAAATTTAATAATAAGCCCGATATTAATCGTCCTTTTGATTTTGAGACAGGACTTGTCCCTAAGCTTGCGGACAACTTCGATGGCTTAAAAGGAATTAGCTTTATTGACGCCAAGCTAAGCCAACGTTCTGCGGGGCCTGACAATTTAAGAAAGAAGGCAGTAAACCAACTAGTTAGAGACCTTCCTCCTGCTATTCCTCTTAAGGGAGCAGCTCTTTCTAAGCTTGGGGGTTTTGGAGGTGCAAAAGGAAAAGCCCTTTTACGCAAAAGGCTTAATGACTCCACCCCTCTTCAGGGCAAGGTGGGAGGGACAGATTCCGCATCAAGAATTCTAACCTCTGCTGATGCTGCTGGCATGAAAGTAACTTCCACTACTAGCGGAAAGCAAGTAGGAGCCTTCTTGAAAAAGCAAGGGATTCGTTTAGATCTGAATCGAGGCGGTACTCAGCCAGTTGTGCCTACTATACCCTCTTTAGTGACGCCGGGAGAGTTTGCTGTCAACAGTAAAGGTGTCGCTCAAGCAGGAGGCAAAAAGGCTCTAGATAAAACTAATGCTGGTGGAGATGCTTCTAACTTAGCTAATGTTGATCCTGCTAATATATCTCAAGTTCCTGGTATTGGTACGCGGGACACAGTTAAAGCAGATCTTCCTGTAGGCTCATATATTATCAATCGTGGAGATTCTCTTGCTGCTATTGACTCTGGGGTTTTTGAAGAAGCTCCTCGACTATTCGCAAATAGAGGTGGATCAGTAGGTAGATCAAGCAGTACAGGCCGTGCAAAATTTGCTGGAGGAGGAGGAGTAGGCTATGGTGGGGCAATCCAAGTTATCACTGGAGCAACTTTAGCATTAAGCGTACTGCAAGGATTAGACTTTAGCTCATTCGAAGGCTTTGTTAATGGTATTGGTGGTGCAGCTATTGCTATTTCTTTGCTTGGTTCACAAATGGGAAGCGGTGCTTTCTCGATGGGGAAATTAAGTGCTGCTGCTCAAGCAGCGGCCATCAGTGTTGATACAATGGCTAAAAAGTCAAGCCTAATAACGGGGAAAGATGGCTCTGCTGGTTTAGGTGCATCTCCAGAAGCTCAAGCTTTTGCTGGAGCTAGAAGAGGAGGAGCAGCCCTAAAGAAAGAAGCAACAGAGCAGGCAGGTGTAGTGAGAGCGGCAAAGGCTAAGGCTAAGGCAGCAGCCAAGAGACAGGCCGCTGCTTCTAATAAAACTGCGGTGTTAGAATCGCAAAGAACGTTCTTTCCGATAGGTCACTCAAAAGCTGGACAAGCGAGAAGCAATAAGGCTCTAGAGGCTCAAATACAGCAGGCAAACGCACTCGAATTAAAACTGCTTAAAGAAAAGACTACTGCCGAAAACCAACTGATAATTGAACGACAAAAGGAGATAGAGATCTCCAAGCAGAGACAGGCCAACGACCGTGCGATAGCCAGAACAGGCCAAGCTTTTAAGGACACCCCAGATGGCCGGGAAGCGGCAAGAAGAGGAGCGGGAGCAAAGCGTCGTGCAGATAATCTTACAAGATCAAGAGAAGACAGGGTAGCCTCTGTTAGAGAAAGGCTTGCTGCACGCAGAAAACGCCATAGAGCAGGAATTAGACCTAGACTAGCTGCTGGAGGGGGTTTGCCTCCTGTTGGTAGAAGTACTAGGCTATTTGGCAAGTCAAGTCTTGTAGGCTTAGCTACGAGACCCCCTTTGCCACCCAATGGCAAGGGACTATTGCCTCCTGGGGGAATAAAAGTCATTGCTTCTACTTTAGGGAAGGTTCTAAAGCCAGGGATTATCGGTGCTATCGCAGCTCTTGCTATTGGTCCTATTGCTGATGCTGTTGGTAAGGGATTTGGTAGAACAGAAGTAGGTGGAGCGAAAGGTTTTCGTGGGCCGGGTGGTGCAAAAAGTGCTAAGGTGTTTGGCGGTATAAAAGGAGGGCTTCAAGGAGCCGCTCTTGGTGCGGGTCTTGGTATGGTTGTAGCTGGTCCCGTTGGTGCGGCTGTTGGTGCGGCTGTTGGAGGAGTGGCTGGTGCTACTATTGGTCTCCTTAAGGCTGCTCAAGAGCAAGTGAAATTCGAGTCTCTTGATGCCTTGGCTGTTGCTTCTGATAAATTTGGCGATAGTCTAGAGAGACTAGGCTCAGATTTTAAAAATGTCGAAAAGATTGACGATTTTGCTAAGGCTACCGAAAGCCTTTCTAAGCAAGTTCTAAGAACAACTGATACTTTGGCGGGGATGGAAAGCTTGACTCAGCAAGCAGCCAATGCTTTTAATTCAGTGCCGGGGCTACTTTTCCCTAGTATTAAGGGATTAGGGATTGGGCTTCAGGGCATAATAGACATAGGAACTGGCTTATCTGCTGAGACTGGAATTATTAATAAGATAAAGGCTGTAGGAGATGTTAGTCTCAGTCTCTTTTCTAAGGCAGCACAAGACAGGAAAGATAGTAGAGGCAGGCAGGTTGCAGCTCAAAAAAGAGGAGCAGCAATTGGTCAATCTCTAAATTTGATTAATGATGAAGATCTTAAGAAAGCCCAGGAGCAGTTTAAGGCTTTTACTGAAAATATTGCAGCAGGATTTTCTTTAGAAGAACTAGAGTCTTTGCCAGACCTTTCCGATCTCAATATTTCTGAGCTTCAGTCAGCATTAGCAAGTGCTGATGATGTTACGGGTTCAACAGATGCTTTCACTGGGAGTATGCAAAGATTATTCAAGACACTTAACTCCTCTAATCGCATGGCGGCAGCTAAGAGACTATCTACTGATATAGCGAAGATCAAAAAAGGAAATAACGATGATGGTGAGCTTTTTGAAACTATTCTGCAAACTTCGGACGACGCCTTTAGAAAATCATTAGACAGGGGTGGGTCAGTTGGAGATGGGGTTGAAGCCTTTAAGCAAAACTTTATAGCACAAGCAAACGATATATTGTCCAGAAAGAACACAAGCTTTGCAGGTTTTGGCATTGATACCTCAAGCATAGAAAGCATTACTAAATCTATTCGTAATCTTGATCCTGATCAAGCCAAGGCATTCAATGAGGCGTTAGGTTCTTCTTCTCAGCAAAATATCTTAGATATGGTTGCTACAACAGATAGATATATAGACGCCGTAAAAAACGGCAATGTTGAGCTAATAGCAGCTCAATTCCAAGCTGAGAAGATTGCGAAGCAGCTTGCTAAGATGGTTCAAGGATTTGATGCCTTCGGCCAAGCAATAGATCAGCTTTCTCGTCGAGTAGCAAGTGCTGTCTCTGATTTAGTGGTAGTGTCGGGAAATATAGAATCAGAAATTAAACGCATAGGTGGAGCCGACCAGACTATAACTCCTCAAAAGAGGGTCAATCCTCTTACTGATCTTGCTGGACGTAGTAACGTTGAGATAGGGGGTGCTATAAATCGCATACAGAATGTAGTGGCTGGAGGAGGAGGAGGAGCCGCTTTCGATGGATTGAAGCCACTCCTAACATTTGCCCGAGACCTACCATTTACTCTCAAGAGAACTGTTGATGATTTGGCAGCTCGAAATGCAGGAACCTCTGGCACGGCTGATATTAGTCTAACCGATATAACCAAGACTTTTGAAAGGTTTGCAGGAGCCGATTTTGCAGGATTACCAGAAGGCGTTAAAAAGGATATTGATGCTAGTCTTAGAAATGTCTTTGCTGGTCGTCAGAAGGGAAGCGATGACGCTGGACTTGGTATAGAACAGCTTCGGAAGACCTTGGCGAGCGGAGGAGGAAAAGAGCTACAGTCAGCTATCACTGACTTTGGAGAGAAGCTACGTGCTGGATCAGAGTCTATAACTAATAGCTTGAATCAGTTTAATGATTCTGTTTTATCTTCTGCTAATTTCCAGTTAGAAATTTTTCGCAATCGTGCTCAGGCAGAAGAAACTATCGTAAAGAATCGTCAAGCTTTTGAAGAACGCTTCAATAAGTTTATTAATCGTTCTGTCGATGTGCGTGCTAATGCTGAAAGCAAACTAAGAAAAACTCTTGAAGCACAAGTAAATGCCGGAGGTGCTGCTGGAGGACTAGCGGGAGCGGGGGCAGGCTTTAATGTCCTTGATTCTCGATCATTGCTGGGCCGTCGTTCTAGTCTTGAAGCAAGCCGTACAAACACACAGAATGAGCTAAAAGCACTGCAAGATTCTCCAGATGCATTAAGCACAAAGGGTCTTGATAGGCAGACAGAATTAGTCAAGAGACTTGGTGAAAACGCTAAGGCTCTTGAGGGCACTAATAAGGCTCTAGATACATTAAGTACTGATGTAGTCCGACTAGGAGCAATAGAAAGCGAATTAGCTAAAATCCAAGAGAGTCGTCTGAATCAACGTCAGCGTGCTCAGCTATTTGCTTCAAAGGTTGGTAGTGCTAAAAATCCAGAAGATAGAAGAAAGGCTTTCTTTGATTTTTTAAAGCCGACTCTTGCAGCCGAAAAAGCATCAAGAAACCAACCATTAAAATTTGAGGAAGCGTCAGCTATCCTAGCTGATCCTGGTCAAGTTAAAGATGCTTTCCAACTAAATGAGGCAGAGCTTGAGCAGGTATTAGCGAATGCTACCAAGGCTATTGGGGGAGGGTTTGCAAAGTTATTTGATGGACTCGGAGGCACTCGCCCCAAAGGAGATCTGCTAGGAGGTCGCTTGTTTGGTGTTGGCGGGACCGCAAAGGGCACCACTAACGACGAAAAAGGTCTTCTTACTGAGGGGGAGAGACTTCGTGTAGCACAAGAGGAGGTTATTACAAGAGTAGTTAATGCTAACTCTAAACAAATCATAAGTCAGCAGGAGAAGTTCCGCACAGAGCTGGAGCTAACAGCTATTAAAATACTACAAGCTTCTCTTGCCTTTGAGGAGCTAAGGGACGCTGCTACTATTGAGTTTAAATCACGAGTTGATGCTATAACCGCTGATGATACTGCACCAGCTAAACCAACCCGCCCAACAACTCACAGAACAGACCCAAGCAAAATCACCCCTGCCGCAATAGCTGCCAATGCTAGAGATATATCTGCTGCTCGACAAGCCGCTGGCATTAAGCCTGTGAAGCCGATCCTCGATGGTCAAGGTAATATTACTAATACAGACGATGTGTTCGGACCATACCGAACTTCGCATTCTGGAGTAGGAAGTACTGCCGCTCCTGCTCCTCCCCTCTCAACAAATCTCGGAGCTGCCTTGCAACAAACCTTGGATAACTCTCGACAAACCGCTGGCACTTCGCCCTCGGGCTCTGGCCCCTTGGCGGCTCTGAATCGTCCATATAGAGGGACTCCTAATGAGCAGGAGGCACTATTACAGGGTCTGGACGGTTTGCGAGATCTGGTTTTGCAAGACGTGGGAGGCGGTAGAGGGACTCCTAATGAGAGAGGAGGCTCTGGAGCTGGTTCTGGGCCTGCTGCCAAGGCTGCTGCTGAACTAAAAGTAGCTAAAGCCGCCAAAGCTAAAGCCGCTGCCAAGGCTGCTGCTGAACTAAAAGAGGCTAGAGCTGCCAAAGCTAAAGCCGATAAAAAGGTCGCCGGAATTGGTAAAGGTCGAAAAGATACAGGTGCAAAGAGAAGGGCAGTTAAAGTTGCTGAAGCCGCTGCCAAGGCCGTTAAAGCTGCTGAGGCCGCTTATATCAAAGGGATTCAAGAGTATGAAAAGCTTGCAGAAGAGGCAGAATCGAAAGCGAAAGAAGCCGCTCTAGAGGCCGCAAAAAAAATCAAGCCTGCTGGTCCTGATCCAGCACAAGTTGATAGAGATAGAAGGGCAGCCGATCTAGAAAAACGTAGGGCGGCAGTTCTTAATAAACCTTCGGCTAAGCCTTCGACAGCAACCCCTTCTAGTCCCGCTGCACTTGGAGGATTATCTCCTACTCCACAAAACCGTATTTTAAAGAAGCCGAAGTCGGACGCTGAAGTCGAGCGTGCCAGGGCTGACAAATTCAATAAAGAGAGAAGATTAGCTCTTACTCCGTTTGAGCGTTTAAAGGAAGCCAGAAGAGATAGGCATGAAAAAGTTATGCAAGGAAGAAGAGATGCTCGTGCCGAGCAACAGGCAGCAGCAAGAGAGAGATTTGGCGGTCTAAGCTCTGTTAGAGGGCAGGCTGCTCAAGCTAAAGACTTCTCAGTATTTCGCAAGCAGCAGCTTGAGCCTTCAAGACTAGGAGGAATCCAGCCAACCTTTGAGAATAATACGGTGGCAAGAAGAATAGTTGGTAGAGGGCTAGGAGCCAAAGGAGGCTTGGATGCCACCTCTAAGAGTGTCTTAGATACTGTTAGCGGTCAGCACGCATCTAGCCAAAAAGCTTTTATCCGAAGCTTTAGAGGAGAAGAGAGAAATCGTGTATTCCAACAGTTGAATACAGATAAAAATACAAACCTTAGAGAAGACTCAGAGTTTAATGCTCTAAGAGAGAGGCTTGGTCGTAAGCAAGAGACAAAGACTGGAAACTCAGGATTTGGCACTCGTTTGCCTGACGGAGGAACAACCTCTCAGGTAGATTCTATTAAGCCTACTGTAGAGACCTTTGCGGCAGCACAAAATACTTTTGGTCAACACGTAGGAGCATTAGCAAAAGCTGCCGAGAAACTAGAAAATATGAATGGACTAACAGTTCAGTTTGAAACAAAGGTACAGCCGATTGAGGTACTTCTTAATGGTGCTCAGTTAATAGCCGAAGCCACTCCAACAATTCTGAAGAATGTCATGAGTCAATTGTCTGAGAAGATAAAGGAAATGGCTGGTGGTAATGACCCTACTCTTTAACAAGGATTAAAAAAAATGTCAAGCGGATTATCATTTGCTTATGGAGACTACAACTTCAGGCCAAGACCTTTCTTTTCGATTCAGTCTCGACCACTAAAAACTCCAGATGGCTCTGGCTATGGAATTACTCATTCTGTGTCTCTAGAAGGAGATCTGCTCTTAACGGGAACTACTCAGTTAAGTAGCGGTATACTTGGGGTGTCTGAAAAGATTGAACTCTTAAAGGATGCTCTAGATACAGATGGGCGTCTTTTAGCCATTTCTTGTAATGACAGTCCAATTATTAGTGGTTATCCGATAGTAGAAGGATATGCCTTTGATCGTGAAAGCGATAATATGACTCGTCGTGCGTCATATAAAATTGATTTTGTTATGCCTACCATTAAATTAGGTAGCGGAAACGATACATTTAATAATGGAACTTCTTTTCCTCCTTTTATTGAGAGTGCTACTGAGACATGGGACGTTGATTTCGCTGATGAAAGAATGCCTTTTGATTGGCAGCTACTTGATGGTACTGATGAAAAGTTTGGCCATAAAATGGCTGTTACTCATACAGTTAATGTGGTTGCAAGAAAAACTTATACTGGAACTGAGGTTGGCAACATTCCGTGGCAAGATGCCCGTGATTATGCTATTGATAGGCTTGGCTTTGATGCTGAGTTTGTTACCCTTACAGGGGTTCTAGGTTTGCCTGGAACAGCCTACTTCTCTCAACAGGATGTGTTTAATCATTTCCGCCAAGTCTCTACTGATAAAACTGCCGGGTCTATTCAAGTTGTTGAAACTTTTATTGTTACTCCTAGCGGTTCAGACAGTTTGCCTAATAACGCTATTGAAAATTTTGACATTAATATTGGCCAAGAAGACGGAATTGCTACTGTTGGTATCAATGGGAATATTGAAGGCTTAGCATCAATAACGTATACTGGAGATGGAGGTAGTCAAAATGGTTTTAATGTTGGTTCTAGCAAATATTCTGCTGCTTCGGGGTACTATAATATAATAAAGGATAGGTTATTTCAAAGGGCAAAGACAGCATACGCCGCTGTTAGTGGATCGTGTTTTAACCGATCACTTAACGCAACAGTTCGTAGTCGTTCGGTAGGCATCAATCCTATTGAAGGAACAATCTCTTATGATTATACGTTTGATACAATTCCAAGCGGCTGCATCACTGGCGAATGCATACTTTCCCAAAACATCTCTATTGACGACACGTTGGCATCAGATGTATTTGCTACTCAGACAGTATTAGGACGAGCCCAAGGGCCAATTCTACAAGACATTGGGACAATAACAGCAAGCACAAGGACAGTAAGTATCGAGCTAGTAACCCTGCCTCCTACAGACTGTTCTACAGTTGATGCAATTTATGCTCCTGTTCCAACTGGTGCTGTTGATGATTTTATCGCAGTGATCTCTGGAGATCTTGCTAGTGCAAATAGTCAGGTATTTGTATCAGCTCAGAGCCAGAACTGGAACTTTACTATTGGTCGATATACAAAAACTATCGCCTTTACTTACAATAACTGTAGCTCTTAGGATTTAAAATGGCTGTATTAGGTCAAAATTTATGTACTCCCGCTAGAATCTATGGGCCTATCCCACAGGTTCTTTTTTGCGGTTGTAGTGTATTAAGCTTTAATGCTCAAGCAGGATGGAATGAGCAGTCTTCTAGTATGAGCATTGAGCTTATACAAGACACTTGTGCAGGCCCAAGGGTCTGGTGGGATCAGTCTCTAGCTAGACAATCCTCTTCTAGTTTAGCTGATCCAGGCTTTACTTTTCCAGAGCCAGGAGTAGCGGCTTATTTTCGTGTTGAAGAAGATCCCGATGGAGCTACCGAAGCTGATCGCGGAGGCTTTGAGTATGCGGGTATAGTTGAAGGATGGACTCAAAAAAACGATGCCAATGGAAATCCTGTCTATACTGTTAAGCTTGTTGATCCTCGCGTAATTATCGAAAATACTCAGGTAATTGTTAATAATTTTCCTGGCCAAACTTCTGGCGTATGGAACCTAATCAATGCCTATGGGTTTATTGAAAGTCTGGGCGATACCTGCACATCTTCTCCTGCTCAAGCTATAGGAGGAGTCTCATGGCTTAATACTATTGGCAACCAAGCCAACTCTAGAGGAATGGTCTGGAACGATGTTCGTTGTGCTATCTCGACATTAACAGCAGCAAACAATAGACCTATGGCATCGTTTTTCTATGACGACTGGTGCCGTGACGCTCGCATTCTCTACGTAGGCCCTGATCCAGCAGATGATGGATATGGTATTATTGAAAGAGACGCGGTAATTACCGATCCTGTCTTTCAGACTATCCCTAACGCAAACTTAAATGCCTCTTTTTATCTCATAGATATTAGAGAGATCCCTTTTACTCCTTTGTACTATAGAATCTCTGGGCCTAATATCAGCCTAATGGAGATGATAAGTCAGGTATGTCAGGACGCGGGGTGCGATTATTATGTTGAGCTATTACCGTTCCGCAATGCCGGTAATGTATTCAAGATGATAAAAGTCCGTGTTGCTGTGCGTTCTACCCAACCTACCTTGGGGGTTATAGATGATTTTATAGCCGCTAAGCAAGCCGCTGTTGCCAAAGCCAATGGGGGTATTCTTGCTTATACTAAAGGTGAAGAGATACGGAATGAAAGCACTTCTACCTACCTTATAGGTGGAGAGTTGCGTCAGCACTTTGAGGCTTCCGCTTCTAATATGCTACCATTCTGGGGGCTAGATATAAATGGAGACTTGATCCATGCTACTGTAGCAAACGATGAGTATAGTGTCCGCATGGATTTGTCTCGTTTAAATGTCTCTTTAAATACTCCTTTTGCTGCTCAATTCCAATGGATAACAGAGAGAGAATTGCGTGCGGCTTTAAGTGATATTGATGCATGGAAAGAAGTAACCCATTTTATAGATGGAGATTTCGCTGTATGGTTAAGGACAATCAAACAACATAAAAGGTTCCGTCAGCAATTATTAATGGATGCGTTAAACGAGAAGCTGCCAGCAGCAGCTATTAGTATTGGCGGGCCTGACGCTAACAGCTTAGACAAGGCATTTAATGAGGCAGAAGCCAAAGACTTAGAGATGGCATATGAGTTTGTTCGAACATATGCTGATGAGTTCTATGGTAAGCAGTGGTTGGTAAATGCCACCTCTTTTGTTTGCTTTACAACAGATCCAGAATCATCAAAGCTAAGGTATTCTCATGAGCCTTCTACTGAGGGGTGCTGGGTTAATGATGATGTAACTACAGTGATTGGCTTAACTCATGACAGCACATCTACAGATTTTTTCCGCGATGAGACCGGAAAGTATCAGCCTATTGTTAAGTTCCCTCTTGTCTCAGCACAGAGAATTGGAGGAGGTGCTTTCTCTTATACGGCAGACCCTTCTAAGCTAGGAGATGATAATTACATAACAGATGGAGTAGGTGAACTATGGGTTAAGGCAGAGGTAGATGAGCGTTGGGTAATGGGCACTCCTCTTGTTCCAGCAGCCTCTACTATTTCCTTTTTATTAAAAACCAATGCTCCTGTTACCAATAATACTAGCGATACCAATAATTTTATTGAAGCCTTCGGGGGCCTTGATATTCTATTAGATGATGAGGCTCTTATTAATGCTAATCCATTGATTCAAGATCGAGGACAGTTTGCTTTAGGTGCTCTCCACTTTGCATTAGCTCCAAGTGCTGCCCTTGCTCCAACATTGAATCATGTTCAGGTGTATGGTGCCTGGGGGGTAGCTGGATTGCCAGGGCAGGTTGATCTAGAAACAGACGATGGTTTTGTTCCGTGGGAGTATGGTAGCGATACTATCATGAATCAAGCCGCCTATAACAAGGTGAGCGATTCAGTCACTCAAATGCGTAAAGGCGAAAGAGGATCGATTACTGTTGCGGGCCTTCCTAATATTCCTCTTGGTGCTGAGCTGTTTTCAGTAGATTCAGCAAGCCCTCCTCACTCACAGGGCACCCAGAAATACCTTGGGACCAGAGTTCAGAGCTTATATCAATGTAGTCCAATCATACCTCATATATCTATAGATATGAATGAATGGACCGGAGAATTTGGTCCGAATGTCACTAATATAACAGTGAATGCTGGAGCGGGTGGCTTTACTACCGAATACCAATTCAGTACATATACTCCTACTTTTGGTAGATTTAATAAAGATAATGCGGAGAGATTAAAGCAGGTTGGTCAAACTCGTCTAAGCAACATGAGGAATATACGTGCTCAGAATGCATTGCGTAGGCAAGTAGGAGCCTCTATTGCCCGTGGAAGACAAATCTTATTGAATCAGCTTGGACGCACCGATAGAGTTCCTAAGAGTGCTCATCATACTTTTGTTGGTAGATATCTTGATGTGGGGCCGGGCTATAGAAACGAGCTAGCTAGTCACGCTGTTCGTGAGCTAACTCTAGGAATCTCAACAGATGCCGTATATGCTAAGTCAGCAATAATGAGTATGGATGGATTACTACGCCCTGTGTCAAAGGCTGGGGATGGGAATCTTTCTCAATATACTTCTTGGGGAGGAGGCTATTGTACAGACTTTCCCGGTCACGCTAGACAGTCCGATCCTCCCGTTAGAAGCTATACTGGCTTAGCAGTCACTTTAGATTATCTAGACGCTTTAGCAAATCCTAGTTCTTCTCTACCAACAGATCGTTCTGATACCGCTTTGAGTGGGCATGATATTGAGATTTTAGCTCGCGGCTCCACCCCTCCTCAAAGTGGATGGGCAATAACAGAGGGGGCTGATAATGCAGAGGGTTATTCTAGCGATTATCGCTTTTTTGCACTTCGTGGTCCTCTGCTTATTCAACAGTGGGGATATGATCTTGAATGCAAGCCCGTTCCAAACAAGGCAGATGCTCCTGCTGATGCACGAGCGGGGAGTTTTCAGACTTCTACTTTGCATGATAAGTTTATGGATGGATGGCTGCAAGATCCAAAGTCATGGCCATTAGCTCCTCTTGATCTTCGTCTGGATCGAGACAGAGGAGTATGGACTACTCCTCAGCCCCCTAGACCTGTTCATGTTACCCCAACAGGCTTTTGTTTATTATCCTCTTCTGGAGCGACCGTTAATAATTCCAGCACAATGTATAAAGCTGATGGAACAACGGTGACTAGTAAGCTAGTAGATGTAGCATGGCCTTGGACTATTGCTCCTCCTACAGGGATTGGTAAAATTCCTACATATTATGATAATGTAGACTGTAAATATTATGCCTATCCGATCAACCGTCTTAATGTGGGATCGTTTAGTGGATGGGGAGAGAACGATGATGAACGTACGGTTACTTCCGTTGGAAACGTAACTGATGAAATACATGATACTAAGAGATTGCTCTTTCAAAATATCCTTGGCCTACCCGGCTCTGGCTGTAAGCCTCTTGCTGGAAATGGGCTTGGGTTTGCAATCAGCGGACACTTAGATTCTTGCTCAAGAGATGTATATGTTTCTATAACTGGCTCGCCAAGACTTATTGATAATGCTACAGGCACTTGGAGCCTTAACTACATATGTGGTATCAATGTGAATAAAGACGGGTCTGGATATGTGAAGGACGTAAACTATACTTGTGCAAATCTGACGGGGTTTATTACAGAGTGCAGTGAGTTAGTAATGGTTATGCCTACGGGTGACTTGTCTTTATGTGTTTGTGGTCCTGATACTCAGGGATAATTTAACGGAGAAGATTATGAATGAGAAGCCTATCGCTGAAAGAATAGATGAGGTGGTGGCTCATCTTGAGAAAAACGAAGACATACGCTTAGACAATATCCACACCAAAGATTCCCAAGGAGTGGGAGATACTTTACATAAGGTATTCGAGAAGTTCGGCTTGACAGAAGAAGGCATTCAGCAAGCAAGTGGGATGCGTTGGTGCGGCTGTCATAAGAGGCGTCAATTCTTAAATCGCATCTTCCCGTATAGAAAAAAGGCTGACCCAGAACAGGGCAAAGATTAAAAAAAGGGCCAGGGTCATTTAAATTCTTTTGACCCCGACCCCCCACTTGCCCGACGTCACGGTTGTCACACCGCCAGTCGCAACAGGACTACTTCTAGTCCTTCTTTTTATATACGAACCAACCCTTATTGGGCAAGAAGCCCGAGTGTTGTTCTGCATAAGCCTCTTCATCTGCTCGTCCTTGCTTCTGCGTATCAGATAGTAGACTCCATCTATGCTTAGGGTAAATCTCTCCACCCTTTCCTTTGACTTGACCAAAGACTAGCTTTGCTCTGCATTGAATGCTTTGGCAAACTATCTCTAGCCAGTCATTGTCATCTTTATCTTGACGACAAACAAATCTCACATCCTTGTTTCCACATTTTCCACACTGGCTATGCTGGAAGATTTCTTGGACACGGGCCATACCCTTGAACAAGTCAACTTCTTTATCGGAGTCTACATCCATCCAGATAGCATCAGTTATCTTAACTCTAGCAACAGTCATTTCTTACCTCTTCTTGTCGAACGATTCTTTCCAGTTTTCATCATAGCCTACTAGATCTTCACTGATAGTAGACTGGTTACGTTGATATTCTGCCAACTTAGTCAGAATAAATCGCCCCTCAATGTTTTTAACATCTCTGAGCTTCTTTGCAGCTTTCGCTGTTTCTTGAATAACGGCCAACGCATTGACGTTATTACGCTTACACATCTGGTTTATAGCCAGGATTTGCTGATCGTTAATAGGTTCTCCACCAACATCCTCATCAGGATCTTCGGTTGTTATTATCTCTTCTGCTGTTTGTACACGAATCTTTAAAGCACGACGCAAAGCCTTGCCTTCCGCTCTTGTACATGCAGTAGCAACAATATGCTGATTAAAAGGAGAGGGCAACTTACTGCCGACAACATCGACACAGGCCGAAACATCCAGGGTTCCTTTACCATCATTTCTTTCAAAGACAAGTCTATGCTTAGCAGTACACTTACCAGTAAGGGCTTGGGCTGGAACCTCAAGGATGTGAGTATCAGATAAAAGGATTTGGCCAAATACCGCTTCAGCTACACGTCGTAGTCCATCAGTAGTAGGACTTCCATATGAAAGCTCATGGTCTGCAAGCTGATCAAGGATATGCTCAACCCAATCAGAATCAGTACACTTGTGTTGAGGCTCGGTAGAAGAGTTGGTAGTAATAGCCTCGTCTTCAATAACCTCATCAATGATGCCTACAACGCTTAAATCTTCATCTTTTATATTACTCATACTTCAAAATACCTCTCGTGTTCAGGGGGGAACTTATTCTTTACTTTAGCTAGAACCTCTTCAACGCTAGACCAGAGTTCTCTCATGTAGCGTTGAGATTCTCGCTTAACTAATTTTACTCTGATAAGTACCATTCCCGAAGACAAAATCAGGCCATTCTTCTGTTGATCTGCTGCCTGCCTCTTCTCAAGCTTGTCTTCTCCAAACACGGGCTCAAAGTGTAGAGGCCCATCCACCTCGATTGCAGCCCGACATGAAGGAACATACAGGTCTATATGTAGCCTTTCGTTCTGCAAGATATGTTCTTTATGCTTGTCTACTCTATATCCCTCCTGAGTGAGCTTTTCGAACAGGAAGTTCTCCGCCTTAGATCCATTTCTGGATGCCTGCTGGATCGCCTCGCTGCTCTTTTTAAAAAAGGTCGCCCTCTCACTGGGGGTCTTTTTATTCCATGCTTCTTTGCCTATATTTGACCGATCATTTCTTTCATTTTCAGTCAATCCATCCCATACTTTTCCTTGACTTTCACTGATCTTAGCTCTAGTCTCTTGTGATTGAGTTTTACCCTCTGTGGGATGCTCGTTTCGACCTTCCGAGATGGCCACTTTTTGAGCCTCTCTTTTGTCTCTAGACTGAACTCCAAGCTTAGTAGCATCTCTACGAACCTTGTTTGGATATGTCCCCACTAGCTTGGCAACCTCTCCCCAGCTTAATTGGTCCTTATTATACCATTTATTATAGTGCTTCAAACGAACACTATCTGGCTCTGCGAAAAACTCTTCTCTTAGGGTTGTCATAGTATCACCTCCTCAAGCGATTCTCTATCCCAATTATACGCAATCCCCGCAGGCTGTTTAAATAGCTGACTAAATAGATTATAGTGGGTCTTACCGCGTGCAATTATCTCCATCTCGTCATGATAAAAAATCTTATTAATTTGTTGAAAACCAAACTGTTGTAGCTGCATCCATTCAAAATGCCAAATATAGTAGTATTTCTTAGTTGCGGTTAAGCAGTTCGCAGCTACTTGTGCAGATAGCATTGAAGTAGCAATCAGTATGCCTGGATGATGAAGTGCTTCTATCTGCTGCATAATAGCAAACTTATTCTCCATCGGCAACTGCTTCAAGCCGCTGGTAAATAAATATACATCCTGGGTTTTTGATAGCTCATTCAGAGCCTTAAACATAAAGTGGTTTTGGGGCGAGCCCACGACCTCATCAACAATTACGCCTATCATATTGGTATATCCTTTGTTTGGTTATTTCTCTTAGTTCCTCAAGGCCCAGCTTATCAAATATTTCAGATAAGGTGTGGTGGTAAGTATCTTGGTAGGCCATGACCACCTTGTCTGCGAGTAGCTCTTTGCCTTTAATAGCCTCTTGGCATTTTTCAATCAATTCCTCAATGCTGCTGAAGTTGTGCTCTTCCTTTTTTTGTCTAGAAAAAACAAGAGGAGTGCAATTATTATAGCAGGCATCATTAACCCTCTGCTCATCAAATGAGACAAAGACCTTTGCGGAAGCAAAAGCTTTCTTATAGTCGTCGGGTCTAAGCTGCCCCAAGTAGTTTGGGATTGGTACGCGAGTGTTGCCATAAATTTTAGTTTGAAATTGGTGGCTTAATACCCTCAATGCCAACATTTCAAATTCATTCTTTATGTCTGTGTTGTCTGTTATGGCTACTACATCGGTAAGAAAACTAGGAGCCTCTTGACCGCCAGTCATGTCCACCATGTCCGTAGAGTAGCCCATCATTATGTCAGCACCATTAGATACCTCATCAGTCATACCTATTCTAAGATTAGGAGTAGCGGTACTTAAAGTAGGTTGAAATTGGAAGAAGACAAACTTAGTGTCTGGAAATTCCTTTTGAGCCAATTCTATAGATCTATCTAGAGCATCCCTATCATGGTAGAAAAGAATATCAGGCTTTTGGTCCTGCATCAAATCGAATAGAGGCATCTCTTGATCGTTCCACAGGAAAGTATGTGGAATCACAGTCCTTAGTGCTTGGGCTAACCCATAAACTCTTAGGTCTGGATGCTGGGAAATAAATACCTTCATATAACCGTCCCTACCCTTTCTAAATCTTTATTAGTATCAATATCAATTACCCTTGCTTTCTTGTCATAACAACCAGCCACCTTGCCTCCGTTTGAGACAATATGATTGATGGCCTCAAATCCAAATCTAGAATAGTAGATAGGATTCCAACAAAATTCTTTTAGAAGCTTAAGCTCGCGACCCTTAAAGAACCCCATCTGACCCCACTTAACAGGAAGGTCATACATCATGTTCTCTAATCCTCCTTTTTTATTTACAATACATCCCACTTCCTTATCTCCCATTATTTCATCTCCTACAAGAATAGAGGAATGGTTGTAGTCTATAGTACGTAAGGCATATTCATTAAATACTAAGTCCCCATATACCACAAGAACATCTCTCTTGCAAGCCCGAAGACCCATTCCCAAAGACCTCACTACATTTGTATCCTCGTATCGCTCGTTTTCTACTTTAACAATTTCGCTTGGGGTGTTATTCATTAGCCGGTCAGCATCAAAGCCTGTAACAAGAATAATATTAGAGGCAGGAAGTACCTTGCGAAATAGCTTAAGCTGGTTAGCTAGTATTGTAGTGTTGTTCTTGATCTGGATTAGGGGCTTTGGCCCATAAGACTTCATACGACGGCCTAGTCCTGCCGCAGGAATTACAATATCAATAGGAGGTAATTCGTGAGGCTTATGAATATGACGAATGCTCATTACTTATATACCGTAATTAAAGGGTCTGGTAAATGGATAAATAATCTATTCGCTTGCATCATATACTGCATCACTCTAATTTTAGAGTCGGACCCCTCATCAAAATTGATGGGGATTGTCAGATTAGCAAAGAAGCTTTCGTCTGGCAAGTCTCGTCCGCTAAAGAAGTCTACAAACTCTTGCCCTCTTGTTTTGATTAGAGCATCTGTATATACGAACCCTATTTCTGGGCAACGGCTAAATAAGTCAATCACTATTGCCTCTAAAGAGGAGTTTGTAATCTTAGTGTCTTGCGTAATAAAAGCCACAGGGTTTATTTTTTCTGTGGGATTAAAAAGAGCCTTTGTATGCTTGTTAAAGAACTCATGCTCTGGCAACTTGTTTTCGTTGCGAATAACAATATACTCTTCAGGTAGCTCGTAGTCATTATTAACCAAAAAGGTCATTCTAGGCATGGGCATATTTCTTTCGCCTCGCAAATAAAGTTGGTTCCGTTAGCTTCAAACTTCTCTATCTTGTCTTCTAAATGAATACCAAAAGCATTCCCTCCATGCTTCTTATGGGCGGTACGATTGACAATCATTCCGTTAAGGTCGTCTACTGGTTTTCCAAACCCCACCTGCATCATCTTGATTAGAATTGCATCATTCAATTCTTTACTAAAGTCTTCGGGCACTTTGAAGGAGGAACGGAAGACAACATAAAAAGGATATGATAGATCTCCGGTAGAATCAAACACTAGATCAATCCAGCTTCTATCACTTAAGCTGTCATCATAAACATTCTTGCATGAATACTGATAAAACTCTTGGTCCTGTATCGCCTCTAAAATGCTACTAGGCTGAATATTATTTTCAGGATCTTTAACAAAGTCTATATACTGCTGATTGATAACGGTCACCATATTAGGCACAACCTCTTGGGTTTTTAGATTGTGTAATATATCCTTTAGTTGTAGGAGGGTGCTTCCTTTTTCAAAAAAGATGATGGCCTGATAGGGACACTTCGTAGTCATGCGGGCTATATCTTCCCAGCTACTACGAGGGTAGTCTTTCATAAGCTCTTGGGTACGATAAAATAAACAGAATCTACCATTTATTAGATAGAACTCTTTATGAGATTCATCGAATACTTCTAGCACCTCAATACCTGCCTCTTTATAATCTTTTATCTTGTCAAGAGAGCATCCCTTCTGACGGTCCTTCTCAAACTTAGCAAAGACGCAGTTTCTACAGGTGGTATGGATATGACTAATCTCTACGTCTTCTTGAACCTCTTGAGCCTGTTCGTCTATCATGTTCTTGTGACCTCCATTAGGTAACGGCCATTATTTAGTCCTGCGAATTTAACAGGCCATTTCTTTTGTGCAAAATATATTTTCAAAGTAGCCACAGAATTCAGATTATTGACTCTAGAGAAAAAATTAGTCGCTGATTCTTTTAAAGACATATCCCCATAATGAACCCTGCGGCATATATCTAGTGCGTCTATTCCCTCAAGGATTAGACTTCCCCCTTTACGAACCTTCTCTGTAATTGAATCTAGGATATCAGGATTTTCAGACATTTCTAATACGTCCTGAACACAGATCTTCTGAAAAAATGAATTAGGGGCGAGTGCGAATTCTTCTTCTGAAATCTGAGTTCCTGAATTGTTTTTAGCTACAACCAGCTCTATTTCTTTGTGCATTTTATCCTCTCAGGTAGAATGAGTTTCTAGCGTAATTGAATACATCGTTCCACAACTGAACGAATTTATCTGGACTATGCCCTTCGGTCGCTATCGAAAGAGCATTTTCTATAACTTGCTGTGTTTTATCAAACTCTAGTATTTGCTGAACAATGTCTGGCTGCATAAGAGAGTTTAGATTTTCAATTATAATAATAGCTCCTTTCTCTAGAAAGATATCAAAGTCAGAGCTTTTAAGAGTGACTACCGGAATTCCTAGAGCCATAGCCTCTAGCATCTTAGGAGTAATGGTTTGCCATAAGTGAAGATAGAAGGCCGCTTCGGACAAAGAGGTGGTAAACCTGATATCAGTTAAAGCAAGAGGCAGGCTCTTTATATACTCTTCTGGTAAATCCTTATCCACTGCAATTTTTGTATTAGCTCTAGGATTGACCTTTCTCTCTATCGGATTATGAGGAATAGGTATGGTAGTAGAGACGGAAGTTGAGGTGGAGGTCCAGCCCTGTGTGATTGATTTGCTAGACCCTACGGTAACAATCCCCCCCCGTTGATACATTGCCTCTGGATTATCAATGCTTAGATTAGCAAAGAAGGGGTGTTGAAGCTTGGTAGCATTGCTTACTATATCAACAGTAACGATTGGAATATGCCAAGCTCTCGATAGACCGGAAGCAGTCTCCCATTGTCCAAGCCTATTAAAACAAATGATTAAATCATACGCTCTTTCGAATGAGAAGAGGGGATTTCTGCATATTCTTAGATTCAGAGGAGTATGCTTAACCTCTCTTTTCCATTGTGATAGATGATATTGTTCTGTAAAAAGAAAGAAATTATGTCCCGTCTGGCACAAAGCTGAGATATAATCTTCTTCGTTATCACACATTACAATAATGTTGAGCTTATCGTCTGAGGATCGAGTAGCTGTTCTAATAATATTCTCTAATTGATACATAAGAAGCCCTTTATTTCATTGTTTGGCACAGTAAATAACTGCTGCTTAAAGGCCGCTAGTCCCTGTTGAATTCTTTCAAACTCCTCTTTTTCAAACGCTGCCTTCTTCATACAAGACATTATACTCGCAATCTTTGGTTTTTTCCATAGAAACTCAGCACTCCACAGGTGATCAATTTGCCGCTGAGGATATACTGGTACATCTTCAAATGTTTCAACGTAGAAATCATAGTCATCACCAAGTATAGCTGCTGTCTCAGGAACAATTGGAATACTTCCGTGAACGATTGCTCTTAAAAGATTTTGATTAGGAGTATAGTTATATCCTGCATCAACATAGAAATTTCCTTTTTGATGAAGGAAGTTCACTATCTCGTTGGATGAATTATTAATAACAACAACATTTGGGTAGTATTCACTTAAGGAATATATGCCCAAGGAGCTTTTCAGCTCAGACACTTTATCTTGGATAGATTGAGACAAGTCTTCTCTGGTGCATACAGCAAATTGAACTGAGTCATGAACACTAAAGGAGGCAAGATAAGCGGTCAGCATCTCTTCTAGCCCCGACCTAGTATCTAGCGTTCCTACTGTATAGAAGCATGTGTTTGACGATGGCAACTCTAGATGATGAGTTTTAGTAATCATGTGTAGAGGAGGGAAGTCAAAATTAAAGACTTTATCGCAATCAATCCCCGAAGATACTAGCAGTTGCTTTTCTGACTGAGAGAACACAATGATCTTGTCCATCAACTGTAAATGGTAAATCCAGTCTGTATTATCAATGCGGCTATCTACGGAGAGGACCGCTATGTTGGTTTTAAAATCACCATTATAATTAATAAATGATGGTAGGCCATGCTGTATTAATATGTCTTTTGTCGATAGCTTATTCTCCTCGTAAATTTCTAACGTCTCAACGTCCTTGGAATCTTTTTCGTCAGTAAACCAGGCGGGACGAAGCACTAGATTAACATCCTGTGCTGCCAGTAAAGTAGCAAGGGCTTTGCTTGTGTAGCCCCAGTCATCATTTTGTCTGTATGGTCCTATATAGAGTATATCTATCATTTTTTATGCCTCCTATGAGCTTCCTCTATAAATTTATGAGGATGTTCCTGTGCCTGCCCTGTTCGCAAGGCATCAAATAGATAGCGACGGTGTGCTAAAGGAAGGTGTTCTTCAAACACAGATTTTTGAGTGCAGGACTTAAGTTGTCCACTGCCAAAGTCTGCTCCAAAGTTTAAGCTTCTAGAAATTAATAACATCCTATAGTTAAACGCAGAGTATTGGTCTTGGATGAGACGAGTGCAAACCCATTCCGCAAATTGGTGATGAGTCATGTTCTTTGGGGGCTCATCTGGAGGAACAGCCATTGTAGGAGGAGAATTCCATTGACCTTCTAGGCCCTTCCCCTCTACATTATCTATATAGTTCTCCCAAGCCTTTGCCGCATTATCCCAGGTGTATCTGTCAAGACACCCCTTGCGTGTTTCTAAGCGATGCCTTTTTGCTTTATCTTTGTCTTGACACGCCAAGAGCAATAAAGCTTTTGTTAATTCTTTATTGTTTGGTCCTGAACGATTAGCGTTTGTTTCCATTTCGCGAGCCAGGGAAGGAGCGATAGGAACTCCTTTTACTTGTTTCACTATATCTTCCATAGCACTATAGTCTATAGCCACAACAGGAACCCCACATGCTGCTGCTTCGACTTGAGGCATACCAAAGCCCTCGCAAATAGCATACTGTACATAGCAATCCATAAGATTATAGATTTGCATTAGCTCCTCTCGGGATACTCCTGTAGACACTCCTGGCATTACTGCACTCTGGTGCTTGCAGAACCGACAGATAGTAATGGCATCACGAAAGTGAGAAGGGAAGAACTTACCGCAACCTCTACATTTATAGGTACATAAAACCTTAGATCCTAGCCCATACTCGTGTACCAAAGAGGTTATCTCCCAGCCCATTTTTTCTGGGTAGCTTGTATGTAGATATAGAAAGCTTTTTTCAGCTATCTCTGGAGGGGCCTGATCTAAGAAGTCCTTAAATGATTGCATTAACTCAGGAAACATCTTGCGTTTTTGATTACGCATTACTGTTCCAACAATGAAGCTATCTGGGTCAAGGCCAAATGATCGTTTATGGTTTTTTTTATTAGGAATTAAACCAAAGATATCTTCTTCCATAGCTGGAGAAGCACATCCTACGGGCTTAAGGCGACCTTGAGTTTGTTTGTCTAAGGCACGAATACCAAACTCTGAGTAAGCCATAAGGCCATCACATCTATTGAAGAGTTGGTATAGCCACTCTAGCTTTTGTGGCTCAGAGTCAATAGTAGGCATCCAAACCCAGTGAAAGAAGGGTAAGAATGGACTATCTGCAATATAGGCATCCATCCAAGGGTCACGATAAGTAATCACAATATCAGGCTTAAAGTCTAGACAGGCACGTTCAAAACGAACAATGCCCCATTGGACTTGAGGCTGGGCTGTATGCTCTTTGGCATAGCCTTCCTCTCCCTCCATAGGAGCCACCCCATAGGTGAGCCAATCTGACTGCTGGTCTACCGAAGTAGGACTACAATAACAGGCTAGCTCAGCAAGCTCGTACTTCCCCGTCTTATGCAGCCTCTTAAGGATCTCTATCCCATATACTCCAAATCCAGAAGCTAATTTGTGTGATTCTGTTACAACTAGGATTTTCTTTTTACGCATCGTTTCCTTCTCTGATCTTACGTAAGGCTTTATAGAAGCGGTTCTTGACAGCAGATGGCGTATCGCCTACAATCTCACAGATTTCGCGGAACTTGTATCCTTGGCATCTCAACTCTATCAATCGTTTTTCTTCGTCATTCATATCGGAAGTGAAGTATTCCCAAACTCTTTCAGGAGTCATCATAGATGGAGTAGGGGCATCTTCAATAGAACTATGTCGTTGTCGAGCTTTAAGTTCGCGAATAATTGCCCACTGAATTGGTCGCCAAGCATAGGTGGAGATAAGATTTCCTTTAGAAGGATCATATTTCTGTAGTGCTTTCCATAATCCAATTCTACCAGCGTCAAGCAAGTCTTGTCGTTCGGTGTGATTTCTGGGCTCAAACTTATTGACAATAGATGCCACGAGAGGCATGTTGTCTTCAATTAGTTTATCCATGCTATACCTTTATTATATATTGTTAGGTTAGTTTTTGCACACGCTTTACCAGAAAACTTCCGCGATTTTGGTCGCGTGATCCACGAAAAAGCAATATGCTGTCTCTTGTTACGTCCTCTCGATGCTTCTCCCAAGCCTCTGAAAACATGGTTACGTTGTCAAGGGCACAGGTTCCATCGCTTATTTTTAAGAAAGCCATAGTTTGACCCTTGCTTTTACCCTTTTTAATAGTCCATTCTCTCACGTCATTAATTTTTGCCGCTATCGAGATAGATTGTGAATTAAACCCTTTGATGTATTCACGACAAGAACAATTAGCATCGCTAGTATCATATTCATCAATCTCCGTACAGGTTAATTCTACGCTTAAATACTCACGTTCTTGCCTAGCTCTCCACTTAGCACTGTCTACTAGGTCATATGGGGGGTTGTCCAGAGCAGAGATTGTTCCTTTCATTAGCTCGATGAACCTATCTGTATGAGCAGTACGTCTCTCGTTTGGGATCTTCTTATACAGAATCTCTTCCACACCACCCCTAAAGGTCTTACAGTCAGATGCCTCTAGGAACTTGTGATCGGAATCTCTAAATTCACGATACATTTCCAGATCATATAGCATCTTGTTCCGATTGATCTTATAGTAATCTAAGGCACCGGCTAAGATCATGGCCTGGAAAGCATCTCTCTTGATGAATCTGCCTAGTTTCATTAAGAATTGGTCCCATGTAAAACTAGCCAAATCATATTTATTGTTCTTTACTACACCACGAAGCTGATCAAAAACCGAGTTTCCCACGTTTTTTATATTAGTGATTCCATAAGTCGGGCAGTTGTCTATCAGCTTAAAAACTCTATTCATTTTAATAACACTCGGAGGCATGATATCAATATCCATCATTCGAGCATTATTCACAAGGTCTTGGATTTCCATGTGAGGGTCTTGCTTGCCGTTAGCATGACGTAGCCAAGCAGTGAAGAAAGGACGAGGGAAGTGAGCCTTAATATAGGCTGTTAGATATCCTGTGTTGGCATAGCTAAAGGAGTGAGACTTGTTGAACGAGTATCTCTGAGACTTCTCAATCCAACTAAAGATCTCCTCTGCTTCTTCCTTGTTGATGATGCCTAGACCTATGGACTTTTTAAGGAACTCTTCCTTAATCTTGGCCATGAGTTCTACCTTTTTCTTACCAATAGCCTTGCGAAGTAATTCCGCCTCCTGAAGATTATACCCTGCTATTTGCCGAGCAATACCTAAAGCTTCCTCCTGATAGATCATAATCCCGTAGGTGCCTTCAAGGATAGGCTCTAAGGCGGGGTGGAGGTATGCTACAGTATCACGGCCACTCTTGCGATCTATATAGTGCTGAGTCAAATTTTTCCCATCAACAATTGCCTCTAAACAACCGGGACGAATTATTGCTATAAGATCAGACAACTCTTCCATGTGAGCGGGAGCGGTCTTTGCTGCCGTACTTTGACCTAGCTGAGACTCTAGTTGGAATACCCCCTTGGTATTACCATCGGAAATCATCTGCCATGTCTTCGGACAATCCAGACGCAGCTTGGTAAGATCGGGATTTATTACAGGCTTTCCTTTTGAGTTCTCCTCAAACCTACATCCACAGTCGAATTCAATCATTTGAGTCTTTCTTCAACCTTGATTTCTTGAACTTCTAAAGAAACATAAGACCCATCTCTCCCTGGCCCCTCCTTGTCTTCATCCCCGTCTAGGCTATGAGCGAACAAGTCTAGCTCTTTCTTAGTTGGTTTCTTCATAACTAAAAAGGGACCATAGTGATCACAGGATTCGCTGTCTGCTGTTATTGACCAAACCTTCATGCCTTGACTCCTTTAAATGACCCTTTAAACTTGGCTACTGAAGCCTGCTTACGATGGAACTTCAAGAACCTAACAAAGATTTCTGACTCTTCGTACACGTCTACGAGAGCATCGTGTGCTTGACCTTGAGACTCTATCCCGAAGAACTTACGAAGAGTGTCCATCTTGAAATCAGTTGGCTCGTCTAGGCTTTCCATCCACCAAAAGATCTGATCAAAAACATCCATCTTAGTAACCTCAGAAAACGGCACCTTAGTCTTATGTTTTGCCGCCAGTCTATCTACAATGACCTTATCGTATCCCCAGATATTATATCCCACGGGGATAGGTTGAGGATACCATTGGCCAGGGCGTTTGTCAACTTCGTACTTGGCACAGTAGGTACAGAATTGTTTCCAGGCAGTCTTTTGTGCGACCCCTCCCTTCCACTTTTCTACTACTTGGTCAAATTCAAGACCCATGTTGTCTGCGTGCCACTGAATAGTTTTACTCCGCTCGTCATCAAAATAGTCCTCGTTGTCGATCCCTGGTGGACGAATCCATACATTGAAAGAAAACTCTTTCTTAATTTCTAGCGTATCTGGATCAATAGGAACCGCCGCCAGTTGTACGGGGTTACATTCATTAGGATTTTTCCCATCTGTTTCAAAGTCGAAACATAAAAACCATCTATTATTTTTCATATAACATCCTCGTTTTCTACAAATAGATCTTGGAATTTCATAGAGCCATCACAACTACTTATGTGCTTTTCTGTCGTGCCTTCCTCGCGGTCAAAGTTTTTATCGAAAGATTTACACATAGCCCCCCACGCATCCTCATCAATCGTAACTCTCTTGATGAAGGGGTATTTTTGTGACAACTTTACCATTTCCAATCTGAACTCTGTTATCTTTTGGTCAGTCTGCATCATCTTCTCCTGCTGTAATTTTAATTGCATCCATAGTTTTATCTAACGTAGTAACACCCAAGCAGTCTAGCTTAAGTAGTCCCGCTGCCTCGCAGCTTGGACCTTCAAAGCCTGCCAGTTGATTGTTCCCCTGCTTGTCAAGGACCATCGGACAGGTATCGCTGATAGGGTTTGCGGAAATAACTACTCCCGCAGCGTGCTTACCAGAGATAATCTTCGTACCCTCTAAGCGAATAGCTTGTTCAAATATGCGAGACATTGGCCCCTCAAGCTTTCCGTTCTCACCAATAGAGCACCATCGTTTTAATTTACTAGAGTTATTCTCCAGTGCCCAAAGGATGACTGAAGAGATTCCATACTCTTCTTTAATATCTCCAAGCTCATCAGCAATCTTGCTTTCGTCTACAATGCACTTAGTTATTGCATTCTGTTCATCAAAAGAGATGTTTCCACGAGCCCCCATAACACGTTTAAGAGAAGCTCTCCCCTTTAGTGTTTGGAATGTAATGATCTGAGCAACGTTGTCTTCTCCGTATTTTTTACGGATATACTCAACAATCTCACCCCTAGCAGCTTTGGGTACATCGAAGTCAATATCAGGCCACGACACTTTACCAGGAGCATTACGTCCAGCGTTATAGAAACGCTCAAAGATTAGGTTATAGGGGATAGGATCAATTTGAGTGATGCCAAGTAGATAAGAAACCATGCATCCAGCAGCACTACCACGGCCAGGACCAGTTAGATAGCCTCGACTGCGAGTAAAGTTTAAGATATCATTCACAATCAAGAAGTAACTAGACAGGTTAATTCCCGTGAATACATCCAACTCCATATTCACACGGCTACCATACTTATTGAATTCTGTAGACTCAGTATTAATATGGGCCATCTTGTCGTTCCATCCTGTACGACAGAGATAGCGAAGATACTCATTAGGGTCCATCCCTTTAGGGCAATCAAACCTTGGAGGATCTGGCGGGTGTAGGATATTATAATCCTCGCACATATCCGCGATAACATTGGTATTAGCAAGCTCCTCTTCTGTATGAAACTCTAGCATATCTTCGAAAGAAGGAATATGGTAGTTGTGAGATTTGAAGAAGGTCTGTAGGGTACGATTAGCCGTTCCCTGTTTTAATTCTCTCTTGACTTGTCCCAAGGTCTTTTTAAAGTTTGTGCAGAGCAAGACCTGTTGATCCTCCGCGTCTTCCCTTTCGGCATAGTGAGCATCAGGTGTAGCAACACAAGGGATTCCTGTCTTGACGGAAATCTGCCTTAAAGCGTTAGCCACCATTCCCGCGAAGGTATTAATCTTGGAGTCTATTAACTGAATCTCAATGAAGAAGTTTCCTTTGCCAAAAACAACCTGTAGGTTCTTAGCACAAGCAATCCCCTTTTTCATCCAGTCAGGATCAAGTCTTTCTCCATCAGTTATAGCATTCGCCAGTACTGATCCAAGGTGCCCGCTAAAAGATACTAGATTTCCAAAGCTGGCAGTCTTAGCCATCATATCAATGTCGATACGTGGCTTATAGTACATATTTTCCTTCCTATTAGCATCAGATACTAAATGCAATAGCTGCTTCCAACCTACCGCATTCTTAGCTAGGATGACCTGATGGTCTAGCGACCTATTATCTTTGTTCTTTATTTTCACATCCTGCTTTGACACATACATCTCACAACCCAGTATCGGACGAAAATCTTTATCCTTCATTTTTCCAAAGAAGTCGATAGCACCCGATACCGTACCGTGATCCGTAATAGCTCCAGCCTTCGCCCCGATCTTCTCATAGCGATCAGCCATAGCTTCGCAGCTAGACAATCCATCTAGCAGAGAGTATTCGGAGTGACAGTGTAGTGGAGTGTAGTGTTTCATCCAAACAAGCCTTTCTAAAGCCATATACCTATCTCGACCATTTTCCATAAGCCGAAAGGCACAAAAATTACGGCGGTAAAGAACAACCCTTTTATTAGTCCTTCTATACCGCTAAACATTTTACCGTCCATCTTACTCTTCCTCTACAAGAATAATCTCTTTAATTACTATATTCTTTTTTAAGACGTGTTCTGAAAACTCCTCAATCATTTCCTCGGCTCCTGCCTCTGTCTCCGACCAGCTAGCAAATTTAAACAAATGGTCTCCTACAGCCTCCCATATTCTCGTACTGTAATCCTTTTGCATGTAGAACTCTTTATACTTAGGATAATACCTCTTGGTTAGAGGATAGTATTCTAATGAAAAGGGAGAGGGAGTCTCAGGTTTTTTCCACGGCCACATTAGTTTTCTCCTTTATGACTATCATCATGAACCTTACCTCCACCTTCTCCATATGATCCATGAGTATGATCAGGATGAGCATAGTTCTCTGTCACCCAGTCAATCCCCATCTTGTCTATCATATAGCGGAGCTGTTCACACTTAGTCATTACTTGCTTGTACTTTGTTAGTTTACCAGGACGTTCTTCAATCAATGCGGCAACGTGATCGTCTTCTTCGAAAGTTGTCTTGCCCGCATGACATAGCTTAGAGCACTTCCAGCTTTGCTTGATATCAATCTGACGGATAGTCTTTGGCTTCTCAGTATTTCTAATAGCTTCGAATCGCCGCTGGATCATATCCTCTGTCTTTTCTAAGTCTGAGTCTTGGAAGTGGACAGTAAAGGCCCCTCCATCATTGATGAAGTAAATGGTTACTAGGAAGGTATGAACGTGAGGATACATCTGTTTTGCTGCATAGTGATATAGCCTTAGCTGAGGATCAGAAAAAAGCTTATGCTGGTCCTTAGTTTTTCCCGTCGCCCAATCCAATCGCTTGCCAGTCTTCCAGTCCACAATCTCATACACGCCATCTCCCAGGTCAGAAATCAGGTCGATGGTTCCCTTGAGAGCGAGCTGACCCTTGAGTCCCTGCTCAGGATAATTGTACTCTGCCCAATCGTAAGGTAGCTCAAAATCGAAGTGCGGTTCTGCATCCACGACATTCAGATTGCGGGGATCGAACATGCCTTCATTATACTTTAATGTTTTCCAGGTCCAATTTACACAATCTTTAAAATCTCTCTCGGTCCAAGAGTGATGGGAAACCCCTTTGATATAATCCTGATAGACCCTTGCACAAATGTTGCCGAGATACTCTGGGTCGTAGTTGGAGGTCTCAACTTCTCCAATATCATCATCCATAATCATCAGCTCGCCATCCTGGTAAGCCTTCTTTGCCAACGCAACTATCTCTAGTACCTTATGGACAATGCTTCCTTTGTCTGCTTTTTTATTTGATAGACCTCTCAAGCCTAAAGTGTATTCAGAATAAAACTGCATAGGACAGAACCTATGACAGTTGAACGAGCTACTTCGAAAATATACTATTGGAATTGTCATGCTTAATCCTCTAAGGGCCAATCGACATAGGAGGCTTCTACTCCACACACTTTACACTTTTTAATATCTACTGTACTAACTCCCTATTACAGCGTGAGGAAGATTCTTGCAGCCCAGCTTTTGTAATGCTTCATAGATAGCCTTACACTGGTCCTCAATCTCCATGTCTTGGTTATCAATCACTAGGCTGCACAAACTAAAATCAATTTGCTCGCTTGCATGGGTATCTTTAGAGTCGAAGATATCGCGAGACAATCCAAGGATTATAGCACCCTCGTCTCGTAGGAGGTTTATCTCATTTGGAAAACGCACGTCGCAGATGACAGCTATCTCTGGTTCCTCAGCTTTTATTTTACGTAACAGAGAATCAACCCAGACTGTTTCATACATCTTACGGAAGATCTCAGTACCCATATACTGGAGGACTTCACGGATGGTCATTGGTCCTGGTTCATGAACAGTCAACTCCCCTATTTCAATGGCTCCTTGGGTTTCATAATCTTTAACGGCAACAACCCCAGGCATATTCTCCCACAGAAGGTGAGTTAGCTCGCTCTTATCCGCATCTGTTCCATATACCTTACTTGCGGGCAGACCAAGCACCTGAATAGCAATACTCTTTAAAGTATCTGCTAAGGCATAGATCTTACAGAAGGGACCAACTGACTCATAGAGACCTTCTATATTGACATTGCCAGGAGTGAATGAGAACCATCCTCCGTTCATAGCGGTTTGACCAAGAACATCCTTAACCTCTAGCTCGCCTGTCTCTTCATTAATCCGAAGCTCCTCTGAAAGACCAAGCTCTTTCATTTTAAGCATAGTAATAAAATTACAGCTAGTGTTTTTACCACTTTGTTTCTTACCGGCGAATCCGATTATCTGAGTCATTGATAACTCTCCTTTGCTAATTCTATCCACGGCTTAATGTCCGAGGTTATACTATCTATATTGAGGTCTGCTATATCATTACCCTCGAACGAAGGGAAATACAGTCTGTATGTTTTGCCACAGCTTGCTTTTATATCTGTCGCGGCACGCTGTCCAGCCGCATCATTATCCATTAAGGCAACAATAGAAAGGGCACCTGATTCATCAATCAAGCCTCTCTGGGCGTCAGATAGGTCCGCACCAAATAATGCAACAGAGTTGTGGACTCCTGCCTCTTCTAGCCTCCACACATTACCAGGAGATTCAACTAAGATAATAACCCCCGTCTTTTGAATGTATGGCTTCGCCTTCCAATAATTATACAGACACTTTTCCTTTTCGAAGCCCTTTGTATGCCTCCATTTTGGAAAAACATGACAATTTTTCTCAGGATCATGCCACTCTTTACATTCTTTACACTGACCAAAGATACTACGGCCTGTAAACCCAATTATAACTGTCCCGCAATCACTATAAATGGGAACCATTGCCCTATTATACATAGGTTTCTTTGGGGAATGGCATACTCCTACGTCATAGTCATCTAGTACTTCGATAGAATAGCCACGTTGCAGGTAATAGGTGGCTGGTATCTCTACTTTATTTCTATAATAATCCTTCGTAATGATACCACTGAGAGGCTTTGGTTCATCAATACTGCTAACTAAACGGCAAAAGTCCTGGTGGTCATTGACATAAGTTTCACCCGATAGCTGACCAAAGCTTACCTTGTATCTATCTAGTAGCCAACTAACAGTATCATCGAATGATACCATAGGGTCTCCAGGGACCGACCAGCCACGCAGGTTAGACAGCCCCCCACGAATCATACTTAGAAGAGATGTGCCAAAGTGTGCTTCGCATTGGTGGGTTCTACATTTGAAATGCACCCTGTAGTCTGCATTATAATATAAGTTTAAGGCAGAGGTATTATCCCCTCCATGTATAAAACAAGAGGAGAAAATTAGCTTCTCTCCCCTGCGAAACTTAACGTCAAAATAATCATAGATATCTTCAATGTTCTCTAAGACAACATTGGTTAGGCCGTTTAGTTTTTCTTGATCTTTATATTTAGAATGCCACGTCTTCGTCATCGTCTGGTCCTGTGTCTGTTGCAGGTACTCCTGCATCTAATTCGTATGCTGTCTTACCTTCGATAAGCTTAGCGTATTGACCCTTCATTAGAATATTTATATAGTCTCCATCCTCTAATCCTTCCCCGTGGCGGGCAACTACTGGTACTAGTTTACGATTCCCGTTCTCGGGGCCGTCCTTTGCCACCTCTTCATCAGACTTATTTTTATAGATTGTAAAGTTTGAGCATAGCCAAATGATACGATCAGAACCACTAGCGGTATCTGTTGACTCTTTCGTAATACCATCCCTATTCAATTGGACAAAGGTTAGAATAGGTACATCATAACGTAGAGAGAAATTATGCAAGGCGGTCATCATAAAGCCTAGAACTTGGAACTCTTTCATGTCCCCACGAATTTCTGCTGAGTCCATTAGCTTCAGATAGTCATAGATTATAACACAGTCTTTAGCTTTTCCTTGATCGTTGAGACCAACTACACGGGCTATCCATCTTCTCATAATTGATAGCTGGTCTTCAAATGGCTTTCCTCCTACATTTTTATGGTAGTAGGGGATATTCTTATTCTGTCTACCTTGTTCTAATAGTCTCTCAGACTGGTACTGGCTCTTGGTAAACTGCCCTGTTTCCATCTCATTAATTGTAGTCTTGTGATCAGAGTCGTATGACAGCATAGCCATACCACGATTCTGATGATCGCTTTTCCTCATTTCAGTATCAAGGTCAAGGACTGGTATATCGAAGGACTTGGCAATATGCACTCCTATATTCTCTGCCATCACTGTCTTGCCTGTGTTCTTGGTGGCAATATAATCGTCTGTTATATACATTTCATCATAAGCATCTACCTTAATACATCTGGTATCCATCTGTCCTAAAGATTTCACCTCAATAAGACCGCGTGTTAATACTCCTCTTTGCCTAGCGTGGCACCTATCTTTTTTGCGAGATAAACGAAAGCATAGTCTATTATCATTCAATCGTGGATGGACCCGATAAGACAGGAAGGAAGATCCTTCGCAGGTTGTGATTCTACTTTTGTAAGTTGCCATTCCTCCCAATGATTGTACTAGACTAACCATGTCTTTAGCTAATTCCTCGGATGTGGTGGAATACTCTAGAAATCCACGCTTATCAACCGATCCATCTCCATCCATAAGTCCCTGCAATAAGGCAGTCCTGTTTTCTAAAGAGGAGAATAAGTACTCTTTAGGAATGAATTTATAATGACTAGTTTTGCCGAATAGCTGTAAACGTCTTAGCTCATTAGTAAAAATATTTTGTTTATACTCTGTGCTTCCTCCTCTTCTGCCGTGAGTGATTGCGTAGTCGTATCGCGACCTATGTTTAACAAAATAATCTTTGTTGGTTGTAGAAACGATTTCTTGTATATTATCAATAATTTCAGCATCAGCGGAACTGAATCCCGTGGAATGAGTAAGACTTCCCTCAGCAATCAGTATTCCCAATAAGTAAGGATCAATTATATGGCCTTGATCCTTATTAAGTTGTAATGGCGATACTAGAGGGAATCTCCATCGTGCTCTTTCATGAATAGATCCGGGGGCTATAAAGAGTGAATCATTTTGCAGGTTTTGCCATGACAGAGTTTGATAGTCTTTACTTTTAGTATGTCTTACTTTCCAGCGGTGCTCATCACACGCCCGTGTTGAAGAGCCATCGTTAAATCTAAACTCAAAGACTTCTTTAGACCCCGTATTAAATACCTCTAGGACTTTAGTAGTTCCCCCGTCTGGATGACATATTATATCTCCAACCTTAATATCGCGATATAGAATCCATCCCTCTGGAGTAAGAATCTTCGCATCTAAAGGTTGGCACTTAGGACGAGCACCAATAACATTGACTGTTCCTCTTCTAAGCCCTCCGCCAATAGCAAAGTCGTACTTAATAAAGCCTGTAGGAATACCAATTTGATCGACGGGATTTTCGCCTAGCTCTGCCAAGTATTCTTCAATATCCTCAAATACCTTCTGCGGAGCATCGTCATGGTCATTTAGCAGGGAGGTAAAGTCGAAGATAGACTCTTCGGCAATTCCTAAGATATGGGAGATTGGCTCATCGCCCTTTAGGAGTAGATACTTATCCTTTGTTTCCTCTAGCTGGTCATGCATCATTCGGGCTATTTGTAGCTTGCGAATCTTGCCTGCGAATCGACGCACATTATCTAAGAGTACAGGAAACTTAAGAATAGCAGTAAGATGAGCTAGTTCTTGACGCTGTTGAATAAAGTCTGAGACGCCTAGCTCTTTCGCAGAGGACAGGATAGATGCTATGTCTATCTTTCTCGCATCGTCCTCCTCCAGCATCCTCTTTATACACGCATACAAAACTCCGTTAGACTCAATAGTAAATGATTCACTATTGATAATATCGGCAACATCGTAGTATGCTTCTCCGTTGTATCTACATAGCCCAGCCAGAACAGCACGTTCGGCAGCGGGGTCAGATAGTATCATTCATTTCTCCATAACATCAAAATAGCAACCGGAATAATCACTGCGGGATAAGGTCTATCAAACCCCACTCTATACAAATGGTCGAAGAACATCCCAACCACCACCATTATACATAGAAGCTCAACAAGATGAAGTCTAATCATTATCCGCAAGCCGTAGCTGAACAGTCGTTACATTTGTATCTTTTTACATTATGAACCATAGAAGCAGAGACTTCCTCTTCCTCTCCGCAGCCACGACAACGCACCCAAATCATTGGAGAGGGACGGGCCTGCTTCTTCGTTTTTCTTTTGTTATTTTTATCAAGCTTAGAAGCATCTTTTAATTCTTGTCGTTCTTCTGCATCGAGAGAAGTATCTCCAATAAAATCTAAGAACCTATTCTCACGAGGAGAGTCAATGTCATACTCAAGAGTTCTGCACGCTGACCCCTTACTAATCTTACGCTCTTGTGTACGAGGTCTGCTTCTTTTTCCCCTTTTGTTGCGACGAGGACGCTGTTCTTCGATCTCTTCTAAATCGGTACTATCTTCTTGCCTACGTTTCTTTCCACGCCCACGACGGCGGTTAGGTTTCTTCTGAATCTCATGCTTCGTAGGCTTCTCCTCTGGTGCTTCGCTGTCACCCAAAGCCTCTTCAAGCTTATCGAGCATAGAGTTATCCATCTTAGCAAGCAGGCTTGCTATTCTATCTTTTTTATTACTCATCCCTTCATTACCTTTGCTTTCTGTAGGTTCACGAATAAATCGCTTAGGTTTTTAATGGAAGTGGAAAGGTATGTTATACGGTCTGCCCGCTGTTGTGCATACCTTTGAATCCTTAATACTCCACTAGCATAGCCATCTTCTTTAGTAGCTTGGAAGAACTGACTTTCCCATGACCCTGTATATTGAGACTCTCTGCCAGAGATGAACTCTTTAAGGACCGCTGTGGCCCAATTGATCCTGGCATTTTCACGGTTAAGTGCTCGTTGTAAGTAAAATGCGTAGTTGCCTAGCACCAACGCTGCCTCAGCACAATCTTCTAGCGTTAGTTTTTCGCGGTCCCTTGGACCCAGCGACAAGTATCGTTGAACTTCTGTGTCTTCTTGGCCCTCAATAAAGGCTGGCAATCCCAGCCCCTTTTCGTACTCATTCAACACCTCATCGAGTTTATCAAGCCTATCCCTTGGCGTCATCGGCTTTGTATTCTCGTCAGCCATTCTTCTATCTTTTCGTTATAGGGTAATTCTATCAAGGTTATTCTGTTTTGTTCGCACCAGTCCCGCTTGTCCTGGTCCCTCTTTTTTTGAGCCATAAAGTCGGAAGCTGTAGAGTGGAACAGACTATTGAATTTGTAGTGCTGCTGGCCGTTGACCTCCACAGCCAATTTAATATTGCTTATGAAGAAATCAAAGTACTGAGTTACCCCCCTTTTAATAGGGATGGACACCTCTTCAATTATCTGTGTCGTAGGGAACAGTTCATAAAGTATCTGTCGAGCTGCTAGATGTAACTGTGATCTATTACGGGTATCCTCCGCCGTCACAATCTCACCGCTTGGCTTCCAGTCTACTATATCCCCATCAAGATCGCGAGTTTTCATTTACGCCCTTTAAAAAACTTCTTCTTCGCATTTAATATCTCCCTAAGATCGTATACTTATTATTCAATACAGAGATTCCCTGTAGGCCCCAACCATACATTCCTGCACGCCGTTGTCGATGAGGGTTAGAATCACTATAAAGCATGATATCCTTTTGTGTCTCTGGCCTGGTTATATAAAAAGGATATGATCCATTGGACTGATCTAGACCAAGACAAAACATTTCGCTCTTAAGAGAAATAGGAGGTAGCCCCAACTCATATGTTATAAATCTGTTAGCTTCTCCCGCATAAGAGAAGCTGTCATGGAAATGTATCTTGATACCTTTATAAAGAAGTCCTTTATTTTTGATAGCTTCTTGCCAAGCCTTTTCTCCATATTCTTCTATAAACCACGACTGAATAAGCTCGGGACTAGTATAAGCGTCGGTAAGACACCTTCCATCCTCCCTCATCTTTTCTTTCATCTTCTCTATCAGCATGATACTCTGTCCTGATACAGTGTTATTGCGATCAAAGGCAGCAGCAATCAAAGTATTCCAAGCGTCTGTAGATAGTTTGCTTCTAAAGGATTCAATGAAGGCTTCTATTGCTGCCCCTAATATATCCCATCGAACATCACGACAGTAGACCAAACGCCAGTCTATTGAGCTTGCTATTTCATAGTTTGGTACGGCTACATGGTCTCCTTCTGTGAGTCTATCTGGGACATGGCCATGATTAGGTATTATATAGGCACTGTCTATGCCTTTTGGCAACGAGAAGACACAATAGGAGTTGTGGTTTGGAGACTCTGGAACATAGTGAAGCTCATGAAAAATATCAAAGACAATATCTTCCCGTATAGAAGCATTTACGCCATCCTGAATAATAACACAGAACTCTTCCATCGCAGCTTCAGAGGTCTTCATGTCATAACTGCCTATCCTCATGACAATATCATTAATCACTGCTTGTGGAGGCAGATTAAAGCCTTTATTCGAAGGGGCTGTCTTCCTCATAGGAGACATTACCTTCTTGAGATCTACCTTTAAGTCCTTGCCTATATCGGGATCTACATCATCTAAAGTAGTAGTTGATATGTTGACTCCAGCAGCCTCAAGATCGACAGCAAGAGGGACGCTAATACCTAAGACGCCTAACGCTTTTACAAAGTCTCTTCTTTTCATTATTCTAGTCCTGCCATTTCTCTTACTTGTTTATTTAAATCATCAAAAGCTTCTCTGTCTTGTTCAAGATACGCGGCTGCTTTTACCTTCCCTTGGAACTGACTATCATCTGGCCACTTGATCCATGCTCCAGCTTTTCTTAAGATCCCAAAGTCACATGCCACGTCAACCAATTCCATTTCCTCCCAAATGCCATGCCCATACTTCATGTAGCTTTGCACCTTTTGACCTGGAGGAGTGTTCGTTGCGGTGTTCTCCACGATCCAATTAATCTTCTGCCCTATCTGATGCTCACCTTGTTTTAAAGGCTCTTTATGGGTAGCGTATAGCTTCACGTCTTGGGCATATTTCAGTGCGTTGCCCGACTTCTCTGTCTTCTTTTTTGCATTTCCCATAGCACCAATGTTAGCCATGATATGAGTGATCCCTACAAGAGTTACTCTATTGATAGGCAACACATTAGCGAAGCGACGGGTAAACTTTGCAATAAACTTTTGCATAACCGCAACCTGTGCATCTTCAATATCTTGCACCAGCTCTTTTTCTGAAGCTAGAGCTGAGAAGGAGTCTATAACTCCAACAGAATGTGGTACATAGTGAACCAGCTTATCAAAAATTGAAAGATATTTCTCTCCCGTTAAGATGTTGCCTTTCTTTGATCCGATAACCTTAAAAAACTCTGGGTCAAGATCAAGGCCGTTCACTCCAAGTAGGTCACGCTTCTTGAGGCGACCCTCAATATTGCCATACATAATCTTACGACGAGTGCCATCTTCTAGCAGTACCTTCTGAGCGTTCTTACAGAACTGTAATGCTGTAACAGTTTTACCAACCTTCTCTGGGCCAGTCATGACAAACAAAGAGCCTTCGGGAACTCCTCCCCCCAAGGCTATGTCTAGTTTAGGTGATAGTGGAATTATAGGAGGAGCATTCTCAATGATCGTTGCTGGATCAAGTAATACTTCCCCGTACTCTTTAAGGATATCTTTTTCAAATGCGTCATTCATTCTAGGTCTTTCAGTTCTGATATTACGGATTTCTTTGAATTGTTACTATCAAAGGTCTTCTTTTCCCTAAAATCATATAACACCTCTTCAGCTATTTGTCGAGAGATCTCCTCCTTCAGTACATACTCTTCAATGACCTTATGTAGCCACCCGCTACGAAGAGAGTAGGTCTTGTATGTACGATTATCGCGTAGAGCAGCGATAACAGCATGTTCTCCATGCTCTTTGATGAGGCGGTTAGCTAATACGACCTGAAATTGAAAATACTTTTTCCAATCTGGCAATTCCCAGAAGCGAAGGGGTAGATCCGCTCTGTCATTCTGAGCCTTTTTTTCACAGATAAGCTCAGCTATGTACTGGGCGGCATGAACCCATCCTCGGGGAGCATACCTGGATTGATAGCGACTTTTATCAGATCGTTCTTTGGCCATTTATTTTTCGTCAGAGATTTTATGGATTGTTTTCTTGTACCTTTCCTTAATTGTACTCTGGCTTTCCCCTTTTGGCCTCTCACCCCTAGAAGATTCTGCTTCGGTCATAATGCTGACACCTGTGCTATTTTTCATCATAGTTTTACGAACAAAGAGTCCCTTGTTTTTACCTTTCGGCTTTTCTTTTTCAGTCTCTTCTACCTCCGCCTCGGCCAGACTACGTAGATGCTTCTCAATAGTAGCTTCCTTGCGACCTGTCTCTTCTTCTATTTCTGCGAAGCTATATCCGTCCTCAAACATACCCTCTATCACATACTTCTCTGACTTTCCTAGTCTACCTTTTGCTGTCATCATACTTCCCTTTCTGCGTTGTTAAGCCATGCTGCATTTCTACTACGGAGAAACTTGATATAGTAGGTAAAAACCTTTTGGGTCGCTTCTTTAAACTCCCATGCTGGCTTACCCGCATGACGGTGTTGTTTACGTTGAGTCCCCTCGCTGTATAGTCCGATGGGATTAAATAGCTTTCCGTACTTTCCTCTTTTCACATAATAGCGAATTCGAGTTCCTGTATCTACCCTTATTGCATAGGCATCAGGAAGGGCGAAGATATCTGTCCCTTCGTCAAGGGCATTTATATCAACCATAGGATATTCTTCAGCATTTAAATAGTCTTCTGTGCCTTTAAATGTGAATACTTCTGTGGCCTGATCCCTGACTGTATCATTAGCATCATCATTTTTGATTTGAAAATAACTCATTTCTTTTTCTTTCTCTTCTTTATAGCCTGTTTCTTAGTAATAGGAGAAGGCATACTGCCGTCCTCGGTCATTCGGGTCATACCAGTAGGCAATTCTTCCATCCCTCCGCTGCGATTTTCCCTTTTATCAAACTTATTAAAGTCCTGGCTCATTTCTTCGCATTTATCTTTGCCGTATTTTTTAGTTTGTTTGTCCGCATATTCACCAAGTGTCGCACACTCGTGGAGACCCTTGATATAATTAGTGACCATAGTATCCGAAGAGTAATCCCTATAGACCTTACTACTAGAACACTCAGGGCACTCAGCATCATTAAGCTTCTTTTCATAGTCGTTAAAGCTCCATAATTCGCTCCAGGGTTGATCGCAATCCTCGCATCTTAAACTATACTCAGGCATTTTTTGCTCCTTTAGCAAGGATATCTGCCGCACGAGCCATTACATCCCATCGAGCATCCTTGCAATACATTAGCTGGAAATCAATAGCAGAGCTAACAGGCTTCTCTTCTTTTGGTTCTGTCCAAGACTTGGTATTCCCAACCATTGTTATTTCTTCTGTAAAGTCATCATCAACAGGAAAGATTAGATGCCTACGGTAAGGGCCTCTGCGACCTAATTCATGAATCTCTTCCCTGTCTAAGTCTTTACATACACCAATTGAGCTTCCATGCATATGAGCTATTTCCGAAGAGTTACTTAATATTTCTTTTCGTGTTTCTTCGTCTATTTGATCGACACTCCAGTTTTTAATGTCCTCCATAGCCTCTGGAGATATATATAAATCGGAAAGATTACCTTTATCCCAGTAGTAAGAAGGATTTGCTTTCTGCTTTTTCATGACCTCTTTCATTCTTTTAGTGAAACCTTCTCCATAATCGAATTCCACTAGATTTTCGTCTACCCCTAATGATGCAGGCTCGACCCCCTTTGTGTGGTCTACTAGGTCTTTAGCTTGTCCCGAACGGGAAAGAGGGCTCGCTCCAACAGCAGCCGCCAAGCCTATAGCACACGTTCTAAAGAAGCTTCTTCTGTTTATATTCATTTACTACATCCTCGTAAGAAATTCTTGCTCGTCCTCTTTTAGTTTTCATAACTTTTAGAAAACGCTTTCGTTGCCATTCAATAAAGTATAGCACAGATTCAGTCAATTCGTGGCCATCCAGAAAATAATGTTCTGCCAGAATGGGGTCATCAATTAGGTTGTCTGTAAAATGACGGAGAACATCATCTATTTCAATAGCCATTTAGATAGTAGCCTTTGCTAGTTCTTTAGGAGGGATAGGAGACCATTGTAAACAGCATAATTTTAGATCAGAGATGGTGCATCTCCTATAGGTATTCCCTCCTTCACTGTTTATTCCACCGTCTTTTATTATCATAATCAGCTCATACTTCTCACCATAAGGAGTGGCAGGATGGTCTTCCAGAAGATCATATATAGGCTTTCCGTCACGTCGAAGAATATGATAAGGTTCATCTCGATTATGGAAGGACTTTTGAGCAGGAGACTCGTCCCATCTCATATTTTGATCTCCTAGTGCCTGTAATGTCATGATCGTGACAATACCCTTGTACTCTATCTCTATCTCAACATCAATTGTACGAAAACGGTCAGGGTTTTCATATAAAGCTATTTGACCAAGCTCAAAGACTTGCTCTAGATCATAAGAGATAGTAATATTCACGCTTTTAATATTATCTGATGAGATATATTTGGGACCACGACCCTTGACTAGAGGCTCTGCTTTAGCAGCCTTCTCGCCTAAAAAAGGCAACGCCCCCAGAAAAGGAAGCGTTGCCATAGACTTAAGTAGATTTCTTCTCTTCATCCTCTTGTTCCTCCAGAATATATCCTGAGTAGTTTAAACATTTCTTACAGTACAGCTTAGCCGCTCTTAGTTCAACGGCGTCAGGAGACATTTTGAGGCGAACAGATGCGTCAGATTTATTATATCTGTTCGTAACTTTAACATTTGGGATGAGTACCGTTACATTATCACCATCGTCGAACATGCGATTACAGCCATCACAACGATTTTCGTGCGTCATACTTTAACGAAATCCTTCCATTCTTCTGGCATGGACTGCCAAGGGGATAGCCCCACATAGAACGAACCACTCTCAGGTTCTTTAGGCACGGCCAATAGACGCATATTGGCCTGCTTTGGAGTTCTGTTTCCTTTTGAAGAGTTGCAACGCCAGCAAGCAATAACTGTGTTGTTCCAAGTATGAGCCTCTACAGGGTCATCAAAGTGAGACTTTGGTACAACATGGTCAATAGTAGATTTCCCCGGCTGTACTCCCTCTCCACAGTATTGACAAGAGCGATTATCGCGAATCAATAGGTTCCGCTTTTTCAATGCAATCTTACGACGACGCTTAACGTATCGGTTAGATACAGCTACGGCAGGCAGAGGGAACGGATCTCCTCCTGCGGAGATAACATAGTCGTCATCGTAGTATGAGATAACACGGATGCCTTCTCCTGGCATTTCTTTACCGATAATGTCCAAGCATAGTGCTCTCTTCCAACTAACAACCAGCAAGGGTCGATAGTCTTGGTTTAAGATTAAACATGGTTGGTGCTTTATTTCAAGCATTTTAAAACTCCGGCGAAAGGATTATAAAAACAGCCCTACAAAGATAATTATAGCGGCTTATCACACCTCAAGGGCATTTTCTAGGGATTCATGTAAAAAAAGGGGCCGTGTTTCCACAACCCCTAAGTCACTAATCTGTGTCTATTTTTACTTGGATATTTTTTAACTTAATATTAATTTCAACCCCATCAGGAGTCTCTTTAACATCAACTTTATCCCATAGTTTGGTCGCCTTTGCAACATGCTCGCGAGTAATTCCAAGTTCAAGCAAGAACTTGTCTATCATCCAACTACGTAGTGACCCCGCTCTCTCTTCTCTCTTTTTCGACATCGTTTTCTTCTTCCTCTTTGTGTGCGTCAACTAACATAGGGAAGACTTCTTTAAGCTTAACGCAAGCCTCGTCTAAGCCGTGCTCACGACAACCATCAGCAAGACATTCCCATTTACATACTAGATCGGCCAACTCAGATTCATTATGCACGACAGGCTTTTTCTCTGAGTCATCCCAGAAGTCACCTAAGTACCCTTGGATGGTAGGCCATAGTAAAAACGCACCCGCCGCAAGAAGAATAAGTTGAAAGGTATCAAGGTTTTTTACAAATCCTAAAATATTATCCATTACTCGCCCCTTCTCTTATTTGGTTTCACGAACAGCATCACCGATGATCCATGCCACAACTATAGTAGAGATAGCAACCAGTTGCTCGGTATCTAATTCCACACCAAACACATCTTGACCAACTACAGCCACCAAACCTGCTGCTGCTGCCCAGAATCTACGGGATTTTAAAAGCGTTGATAGTTTATTTTTCATTATGTTCCCCTTTCAGGATTAATACGATTTAAACCAAAGTTTACGTTCATCGTCAGTAAACTTATACACCATACCCACAACACCGTCATACAAATAGGCTCTTTCTTTTCTCGGAACCTTGCGTGCTACGACAGTCCATAGGATAAATCTTTGAAAAATTGAAAGCTTACAGCTTTTTCTAATAGCCAGCTCTTTATCTCGATGATACCAGTTCCAGATTATCATTCCAATCCGGTATAATAGATTCACTAACATGATTATAGTGACTATATCAAAGGTATAATTGTCTTCTTTTGCATCTTCACTAGCTAGATCATAGACCTTTGCTGCTAATGGAAGTAGCTCAGGATGATCAACTTCTGACCCAAACCGAGCCTGTATTTCTTCTAATTTCATCGTCTAAATAGACCTCCGAAAATACCCCTACGTCTATATCTTCTATTAGACGAGGGTGGTGAAACTTTAGGTGGAGATGCCTTCTTACAAGAGACACACTCTTTCTTCTTTGGAACCTCTACAGGAGGAGCCTCAGTACCACACTTAGGGTTATGGGTGCATTTCTTACCAGATTCTATGCATGGGCATGGAGTACGGTGCCCATCTCCATGAATAATATATCCCAGCCCCTCGCACGGACAGTCTTCGTCTTCGTCTTCGTCTGGAGGGTCGGGCTCTACATTAGCATATTCCTTAATCGCTGACAATGCCTTCGCTTTATACGACTCGTATTCTTTATCTTGTTCAGACTTATATAGTTTCCATGACAAGCCATAGAAGAGTCGAGCTAATCTTCTTTTTTTATCTCCAGTTATAGGGTCCGTATCAGTCTGTGGCCCTAAAACTTTAGTCATAGCTTTCGCAACGGATGGAGAGAACTTTGGATATTTAGGAGACCCGTTGTCCATAAGCTCCGAACCAAATGTTTTCTTGCCAATAAAATCCATAAGGTATTGGACTTGGAGATTCGTGTTAAGCGTAACCTTATCGAGCTTCTCTGATAAAGCATTGAACAGTCCTGCCAGCTTACTAGAGCCAGCATCATCTGAAACACTAATACCGTCAACAAGTGCAACGATATCTGCTTCTGGCTTCTCCAGCTTTGCATCACCTAGAGGTAATATTCCTCCAGACTTATACAAAAACGCTATAGCGATAAGCAAAATTCCTAGCAGCCCCCTAAAATTTAACCTACTCTCTTTTTCCATTATACCCAACCTCCTAAGCCATAATTTGGTAACTGACGTGCAGGAAATCCTTTTACATCGCTGAACGCAAAGGAACCGCGAGCATTCAAAATGGATCGAGCATCACGCTCACGCACCCAAAAGCTTCCATCAGGTTGACCGTGACGCTTGGGACCACCATTCCATTTTCCCCAGCTATTCTGAATTAAAAACAACATCTCATCAAAAAGTTCGCGAGTATCATCACAGGCTATCCAGGCCATCGCATGATTCCAAGAGCCAGAGCGTCTTGCAATGCCCTGAGCATCACGAGTAGACGAAAAGCCCAGACTACTACAGCATGACAAGGCGTATCCATTACCTAATGCGTCTCTAGCCTCTTCAACAGTTGACACTAAAGAGATAGTATTAACAGGATGCTTACGTGCCTCTGTTCTATATACTGAATCTGGTATCCGATGCTTAGCACCACTAGATGAATCATAAACAGACAAGTCGAAATCAGGATATGCTTTACGAAGCAATACTCCTCCTGTTTGATTTACATATCGTGCCGCACCAGAACAAGACATTCCTTGTCCTCTGTGGTCTCTTGACTGGTAAATCCCCTCAGTAGCACCTCGTGCTTCCCAAGATTCAGCCTCTCCTTTAATATCTATTTCTACAGCCCGAGTAATATCAACGGCACCTCTAGTAGCATGGCTTACACAGTCGCCCGTAGTTTGACGCTCCGAAGGACCATACCCAGGATCAAATTTTATTAAAGATTTAAACGGCAGACTGAGCTTTCCAGCCCCGCTCTCAGATAGTTCCCACGCTGCCGCACCAAACATAGGCATAGGCAGCTCTCCCAAAAGAGCCTTTAGGTCTTCTGGATCACACTCTGCTCCCGCAAAGCCCTGTGTATAGGCTTCAACGAGTTCTTCTGGAGAATTATAGTCATCCATTAAATCTTTCCCTTTTTATTTTATTATAAAAATTAGATAGGCAAAGCAAGCCATACCTAATATAAATACACTAAGCACACTTCGAAAAGCCACATTGAGTACAGGTAATACATCCTTCTTGACGGATCAGACTCTCTTTTCCCTCGCATTCAGGACAAGCACAGTTTTCTTTAGCACCATCAGGGATGTATTTTTTAATGGCTCTAGCCATACTTTTCGCAAAGCATGTCATATCGCCCTTTACCTTCTCAAGCTGCTGTACAATCAGATGTATATCTGCACCATGTCGTAGACCTAGTGAGGTCATACGGGTCAAGGCATCTTCTTCAGCGGAACACGTTTGGTTTATTGGGGAAAGTTCTAAGCCGTCTTCTAAAATGGCCTTGTACACCCCTTTAGGTCTACCCAACTTTATTATAGTTCCATTTAATACCTTTTTGTCTATGAATCCATTCTTACCCGCAAATACTTCATAAGGATCACCATTATATAATCCAACTAAAACGAAGTATGACTCGCCCTTTACCTTAATGTGGTAGACATCACACGGTAATTCGCGGGGACGGTCGGGTGAAACGGTAGGTTTGATTTTGTCCTCGTTATCATCCAAAGATGATTCCGCAGCGAGAACAAAGGTCATGGTGCCTGCTCTATAGGTAGTAAAACCCTTGATACCATTTTTCCACGCCTTGGTATACACCATTTTAAAGTCATCATATGGGTATTCTTTGGTCAGGTTAATGGTTTTAGAGATGGCAGAGTCTACCCATTTTGCGAAGATTGACATTGTATTAACATGGGCATCTACATCTAGCTCCATAGAACATGATGCCCACTGAGCTTCAGGATTCCACTTGTCGAGCCCCTTCAGAATAGACACTCCATAGTCTTCGACCCACTCCTCTTTAGTTAGACCTCTATTACGGTCAAACTTCCAGGTCTTATCTTCAAATGAAGTAGCTAAGAGATTTTCATCTCCTTCTTTTATCCATTTCCAATCAGTATGAGGGCTTCCGTTATAACTGTCTATATCAAACTTCTTGTTTTCCCAGCTCACATTTTTTGGAACAGCTAACCCTTCTGGAGGAACAGGCTGTATGGAAGTTCTGACATAACCATGCATAAATAAGGGCTCAAGACCACCGCTAACAAGGTTCGCGAAACACGAACTATTGCCGGTAGGTTGAATTGAGGTGACATGAGAATTTCTCATTCCATGCTTCTTAATCAATGCTATAGTTGATGGGTCAAGCTTCTCAATAAACTCTCCCCTTAAGTACTGTTCTTCATCATATAGGTCAAAAGACCCCTTCTCTTTTGCTAATAAAGCAGATGCCTTGTACGCCTCATTGGTAAAGAATTCCATTAGTTCTTCTGTCATCTTCAACGCTTTTGGACTACCATATTTAACACGAGCCATGAGCATAGCAGAGCCATAGCCCAAGACACCGAGACCAATACGTCGTTTGTCTTTCAGGTTTTTCTTTTGAGAAGACAATGGAACGTTTGTAATATCATTTACATTATCCATAAACCTTACGGCTGTATGTATATTTTCCTTTAGCTCTTTCCACTTCCATTCTTTTGTTAACGGATCAATGAAGTGAACTAAATTAATAGAACCAAGTAGACAAACAGCACCTATAGGAAGAACTTGTTCTCCACAGGGATTGGTCGCATTTATCCATTCCAACCAGTGCAAATTATTCATGCGATTCATAGTATCAACAAACAATACTCCCGGTTCGTTCCGGTTATATGTATTGCTCATGATAAGATCCCATAGCTCACGAGCCGAATCAAATTTATGGTGAACAACCAAAGGGTCTTTTGGTTCCTCTAGGCGTATGATAGAGTTGAATGACTCCGCTTTCTCTACGTTATCAACCCACCTCTCTATGCTCCCATCCCAGCCCTCTTTGTATAGCTTTGGATATGCCTCATAGTTAGGAAAGACTAGCTCCCAAGGCTGATCGTTTTCTACAGCATTCATAAATTCATCAGTACATAGCACCGACATATTGAACTTAGTCAGACGACCAGGGGTTTTCTTGGCCTCTATAAACTCTAGAACATCGGGGTGCCAGCATGACATTGTTACCATCTGGGCACCTTTACGAATGAAGTTCTTTTCATTCTTATTTGACTTTTTATTTGAGCCAGCAGTAATAATTTCAGAAGACTTGTCCCATAGCTCTAAGAACTTAACTGAGCCAGGAGATTGGTTGGCTATGCCGTGAATATGAGACCCGCAAGGACGCATAATATCAGCACAGAAGCCATAGCCACCCTCTGACTTAAGGATTTGGGCTTGCTTTGTAAGAGTGCCGTAGATACCCTCTATGGAGTCTTTGTCTCGGCCTTCGAACCCATCAACGAAGCAGTTGATATAGGTCGTTCCTTTGATTCCGGTCCCAGCATTTGAGGTAATGCGACCGCCAGGAACAAATTTGAAATTTTCTAGAGCTTGATAGAATTTCTTAGTCCACTTTTCTTTATCTTTTTCTACCCCTGCTAGGTTGACTGCTACTCTCTTCCATGTGTCCTCTACACAAGTATCATCCTTGAACTTATACTTCTGAAACCACGTCTCTTCCGAGAACGAATTGGTAAACGCACTCATTTATTTCCTCCATAAAAAAAGACCCACTCCGTATGCGTGTACAGACAGAGTGGGTCGTAATTTTTAAAAGCGACACGTATGATGGCTGAAGTCAGACTACTAGGGGTTAATTGTAAGTTTGTTGTTCATTAAAAGTAATCATCCAACCTGACGCTTATCATGGTAGCCTTACAACCATTCTAGAAATGATCGGGATGTGTCGCTTTAACGGTGAGAATTTGACTCGCTCGTTTCTTCCCGACCTCTATAATATACACCGTTACTCTACCAAAAAAAGTTACGCTCAACTTTTAAAATTAAGATTTGTACAAGTTTCTAATATCATACTCAGAAGAAACTGGAACTATGGTTCTTTTGATGCCCGCATGAACCAACATTTCTTTTGCAATAGCTAAGTTGTCATCCCACTGCTTTCCCTTTCCGGTAAACTTAAAGTCTGTTCCTCGAACCTCGACAATCCCCGCCTGAATCACACCCCTAGTACAATCGGTGCATGGAGTAGGCTCAAACGGCAAGTACATAATGGAGCCCTCTAGACGAACACCTTTGCGGGCCGCGTTATAGATAGCATTACGCTCCGCATGTTCTGTAATGCTGTATTTCATAGGGCGAAGGTGATATTCTTTGATCTCGTCATCAAGACCACGCGGAAATCCATTAAAACCAATAGACAATACGGTGTTGTCTGGAGAAACTATAACTGCTCCCAGCTTAGTACTCTTATCCTTTGATTTTTTAGAAGCATGTAGGCACATTCCAATAAAAAATTCATCCCATGACAGTTCTTTATTCATCCATATTTCCTTTGATTCTTTCTGACGCACTGACAGTAATTAATAGACTGAATTACAGAGCCTCCACGTCTAATAGTCCCTCCTCCAGTCCCCTGTTGTGAGCGAACTACTCCCTTGCCAAAGCACTCCTTGCAGTTGCTCTTAGCATACATTTCTGCTACTTCTTCATCTACTTTAAATCTATAGCGAAAACTCTTTGATTCCTTGTCATCCATATCTTCCCCAATAAAAAAAGGCAAAGTACAAAACCCGTTAAGGAATTGTACTCTGCCTTATGCAGTTTCTCGATAGGATTATTCGCGACCGTTTCGACGATCAATCCGGTCAAGGATCTCAACGCATCTTTCCATTGTGTTGGCTAGTAAGGCTTGGGTATGAGCCACTTCGCTAACAGTTTGTAAGATTTCTTTTTGAGTCTTTGTCCATGATCTAGGAACGTACCAAATAGGAGTCCCATCGCCGTCTACCTTGTCATGCATTTCATACAACCTATTCAAATACGATAAAGCCCTGTCTTTCTCTTCTTCTTGCCACCCATCACTAGGGAATAGCTTTTTAATGAAAGAGCTAACTACAAGGTCTAGTATCTTAACCAGGGCTATTGAAATAGCAACTATCCCTCCAATTATTGCAGGATCACTCATGATGATTTCCTCAAAGGAGTTAAAGGGCTAGCTTAAAATAGGGTCTTGGCTGCGTAGTCATCCTGTACTGGAGTTGGACTACCATCACGATAAACGAATTCACCAGGAATAGCAGCAGTTGGGTGAGCTGCATCATCAGTGGTGTTGGTTCTGGCATCATCACCTTGATCGGCATCAGTTGCTTGATCCCAAATACCAGAGTTCGCAGTTTCAGGAAAGCCAGCTTCCCATACTCCAGAGAAATGATTCCAGTGATTTTCACGGATACCTCTCTTGTAGTATACGACAGCATTCTTGAATACAGTATGGATAGATTGACCATTCGCAGAGTTAGAAGCACCGGCCAAGAGAACATTGTTCGCAACATTAGCGATATCGGTTGTCACCCGACGGATAACTTGGTCACCACCATTGAAAGGACCAGCACTCAAAATGCCACTTAATCCATCAACACCAGATACGAGGGTTGTTACGCGGTTTGGCCCACCCAATGCTGTTGCATTGAAGAAGGTTGAGTCTGCAACATTGCCACCATATCGAATGGTTCCAATGTCGTTGTCTCCAGATGTAGGCAGACCATTGGTTATTCCGTGGTCTATACCTAGCGAGATATTAAAATCAGTCATAATATTACTCCGACTTTTAGTCGTAGTGTCCCTTTAATTCCAACATTACAAGTCCTGTTCCTGCTTATATTTACACCAAAGGGATAGATTATACAGTCTAGCACCAAATAACTTAGATTTTTTAATTATTTCCATGTGTTCGGGGGTCCACATATACCCATTAAAGATGACGGAAAGGCTAGTTTGTTTCTCTACCATCTTTGCATTAAGTAGGTTATCAAAAAAATCGTCATGATGATATCCAAGAGTAGGAAAGACTATCTCTACCCCTAGTTTCTCCAATTGACGAGAGAATGTGATGATATTACTGATATGATGATAGTCTAAAAATACCCTTAGAGTGGCCCCATAGTCCTTGCACATTGCCAGAGCAGTCTTAACCTCTTCGCTTACCTCAGTGAACTTATTGCGAACGAAATATTGGTTGGGTACGTAGTCAATGGCTGTGACGTTCGATTTAAGAGCAGTGAGCACAGCATGACTACGGGTCTTGGGGGAGCTATAGCCAGAAGGATAGTCTATGGCCGTAGCTAGGACCGTTCCTGCTGGCATATATTCTTTCACTTCGCGAATCAGATGGATAGGTAGGGCTAAGCCCCCTAACCCTTTATCAACGGCCCCAAAGATATGGGTAAGCTCTTTGCCGTAATCATCTATATATTTATTGTAGTTGCAGTATTCAAAGTACATGGCTTTTGATTGCTTCTAAGGACTCGTAGTTTTCTGTGCCCCATATGGCATCAGCAAAACCGTGACTTACAGCGTCCCCGGACGATAGCCACCAATCCTGTTTCTTCTCAAGCTTCTTAGCGATGTGGTTTTTGATTTGTCTTTCGCTCATTTCCTTATAGACAGCCCCATTTGCACATGCTCCCGCATATATGTTCATCATCTCTTTGCCTGTGATATCTTCCCAGTTTGCCCATGCCTTTGCCATTCTGATAGAGAAGTCGGATTGAACATCTGTTGTCCCATCATGGATTAGCCACCAACAATTAGGCATATTTATGCGAAGGTCTGCTGCCTGGGGGATTATGCTGCCCATAGAAGCAGCTATACCATGCATAATTATAACTACTGGACAAGTGCATGTAGCAATAGCATCAAAGATCATCATACCCTCTGTCCACTCACCACCAGTCGAATGCTGATGTACAATGATAGGTTTTTGATCGTCTATACGATCTAGCAAGGTCATATTTTTAACAAAGTTATTAGACATGCGATAATCGACACCAGGGTCACCATCATTGTCAAAACACGCATGTAAAAAAACTTCTCTTGACTCTAACAGGATATTAAAGCGATGCATCTCATCAACAATATATCCCTTTGATACCCTATCACGATTTTTTAGACTCATTTTTTAACGCCTCAAGAAGTGCCTCTTTTACTTTTTCCTTAACCTCATTATCCTGAAACATCTTTCCTACCGCTATCCTAAAACGAAGCGGAGTTAGTATATCAACGGATTCTACGCCTAGAACATTTCCAATAACTTCGTAGTAGTGCTCCCATAATTTAAAGTTGGTATGTCCTACCCAAAACTTAAAGTGCTTGCTTGCAAAAGAATCTTCTGTTAGAGGCAGCACTCCAAAGGGGGTCATCATTGTTTTTATTTGAGGATTAAAAAAAGGTATATCCTCTTCATCGAAGTCGTCATTATAAGCAACAGGTTCTCCTGCCAGCATTGCATCTGTCTCTTCTTCAATCTCTTGAATCATTTTTTTTGTGTTGTCAATACCTTCATTGTTATAGGCATCAACCCAATGCTCCCAATAAACATCATTCCCTGATGGGTATGGTACAAGTTCACCATTAACAGTTAACTCATTGTGCTCGCTCATCTGCTCACCTCATACTGCGACTTTGCCAAAGTCTATTTTTGGATGGGGGTCGTAATTATTTAAACTATAATCCTCATGCGTCCAATTAAAGATATCAAAGCCACCATATGGGATCGTGATAGTCGGTAATCGTCTGGGGTCACGCTCAAGCTGCTGGACTGCACCTTTCATTTTGTCTTCATAGATATGACAATCCTCTAAAATACCTACCAACTCTCCCGGTATTAAGCCACTTTCTTTACAAATCAACTCTAAAAGCAGTGCATAGCTGGCAATATTAAACGGTACTCCTAGCATAAGATCGCAGGATCTTTGCTTCCAACATAAATTTAATACACCATTGATATGAACTAAAGTAAAGGCGTAATGGCAGGGAGGAAGTGCCATCAAGTGTATTTGGTTAGGATTCCAGGCAGATATGACCATCCTGCGGTCGTCTGGATTAGTTTTTAATGTATTAATTACATTTTTTAGTTGGTCACACCCCTTCTCTATTCCGTTTACCGGCCAATCTAGAGAAGCTCTATCCCCAAAGTCTTCTGGTCCTGCGTCCCATTGTACAGGATAATGCTCATCAAAATTACGCCATTGATAGCCATATATAGGACCGAGATCATTGGCTATCTCCTGTACCATCTCTGTTGAGTAGTCTTCCTTAGTAGGATGAGCCTCCTTTAACTCTGCCTTCATACTCTCTACCGACTTAGGGTTTGCCCACTCGTTCCATATCTTACATCTCCGCTCCTGATACCATCCCTTACTTGTTATACCGTTGAGAAAGCCTTCTAGTTCGACAGCAATCCCATGCATATATGTTTTTTTGGTTGTTAAAAGTGGAAAACCGTCAGCCATATTATGTCTGAATACTTCACAAAAAGTGGTCTTTGCTCGCACTCCGGTACGATTCCCTTTCAAGTGTCCGTTCTCCATAACGTTCCGCACTATGTCAAGATACTGCTTCATTCTTTTATGTTCCTAAAATCAAAAACTTGTGAGGGGTCAACTGCCAGCTTCTTTTTACCTTTCTCTGTACCACGAAGCTCCATTAGTCGTATCGCTACCTTCTCCATAAATTGCAATCTATGAATATCTTCCTGTGCCCATACACTGAGAGCCTGATATACAAACTCTGCTATCTCTCCAGTCTCTATTCGAAGACAAGTACGAGCCAGTAGATCAGCAGATGTTTCGGAAGCATCCTCTACCGCTGCTGAGACATATAGCTGCCCATCCTTACAGCTATACTCAATACCTATCTTGCCATCGCACTCCTCGTCTTCTCCCATACGAGCATTATGACAATCAGTACATCGTGCTGAGGTTCCAGCCCAGTAGACAGGGTCGCAGGACTTACCACAGTCGGCACAATCTACGGAGGCAGGGGGCTTGGCATTATAATCAAAGATTAGTGATACTAACTTTCGCAAAACCATCTTGATCCTTTCCGCTTAAAAATGTCCCAATCTTACGTGCCACCCCTAATCGAAACTCTTGAGGTACTGAGCTATCGCTATAGTCGGTTGTTATATAAGAGCCATTAGCATAGGCGTTGGCTCCTGGGGTAGGTTCTCCCAAAGGTCTCGTAATGATTGTGCCTTTTCGCAACACCTGAACCTTACCGCCCTTCATAACATCTGAGGCAAGAGGGTAGTGAGAATTGGTTAAATCAATGTTTACTACATCGTTTAGAAGAATACCTGCAACAGGCTCGTCTCCTTGTTGTAGTCTAACGCATTCTACTGGGCACTCAGGATGACTTATCCCATCGTAGGTTACTACAGAGCCTTTCTCTGCCACCTGATCCATAAAAAAGGATGAGTCCACCTCTCGAATATCTCTCTGTGCCCTTAAGCCTTTCGCCGTACCAGTGTCCCATAGATCAAGAGTTCCCGAAAGAGGAGAAACTCCATAGTTGTGGGTCGTCATAGGAGAGGGGCTGTCAGGACTATGTATCTCATGGATACAATCATCAAGGCTTTCATAATACTCAATTTTAAAATCTTCGCCAAGAGGAAGAAGATTTCCCGACCCACCGTTTATGACCTTATTCTCTAGCCACTTTGGCCACTCTGTTCTAACTCCGTTAACGGAAGTTGTTTCGTCTGGAAACGTAGTCTTAGTATAGGTGACTGCGGCATCCTTTTCAATCGTCGCCTGCTCTATCGCTTCTACTTTTTTTACTAAAGGTGCTGCTGCTAGAGCACCAATGCCAAGTCCTAATTTTTTAAAAAAATCTCTGCGTCCTGTCATTTCATAATCCCCATTTTATTTACTGTTGAATTGAATAGATCTATATCTACATCTGCATATGTTAGTGGTCTACGCTGACTAACATCAGACGATAATGCCGCAGCAATAAACCCTGCGGCTGTAGCCTTTTGCATAGCACTATACCCATCTGTTTCAAAGTCAGCATGGATAGCGTGAGAGACGCGATACTCGAAACGATCTGAGTATCCCCATACATCTAAAATAACAATATCTTTTTCTCTATGAGGGGCAAACAATTCTGATAATCCCTTTGGAGAGAATCCTTTGGTATGAATAAAGTAGTGGACAAGATCTCTATGTCCTTGGTATCTTAGTGTCTTGTATGAGCAATGCTTAACCCCTCTGTCTTTCATTAACTGGAGAGTATGCGATGCTCCACCGCTAGTAAAAAAGGCTTCAAGCGGGGTATGACACCCCTGCCAATTGAGAACCCCCTGAGTTTTTACATCCTCTAGCCCCAACATTCCCGGCACTGTAGTAATCTTTCCGCCCTCTAGCACTTCACAGTCGTCTGCATACTCGTTGTACAATCCATCAGCAGACCATGTTTTTGCATACCCGAACGGATCTTCGTGCTTTGGTAGCTGCTGTGCTGAAAGACCTCCGCAACGCATTCTTATTTCTTCTACTGCACCTGTACGAGACAGCTCTCTATAGGCTTCCTCTGCCATTATATTTACCCATCCCGGTGCAAGCCCTAGATCAGTGAATACTGTAGCATTTTTATATCTCTCGTTGATTTTGCGGCTGATAGGTACTGACCCACCAAGATCAAAATACGGAACGTCTGCCGCTACCGCTAGGCTTGCAACCTTGGGATTATAGAAGTAGGGCAGGGCCGAGAATACAAGGTCAAAATCTTTTCCATATATAGGACTTGTCTCATGACTATATGATTGATTAACATCAATACTATGATATTCATCACACTGTAAACCTCTAGGGCATTCCTCTTCTCTATCAAACGCTACTATAGAAATAGGTTCTGAGAAGTAGACCGTTTTCAGTAGGTGGATGATGGCCTTTCCCATTCCACCTGTTCCGAATATAGCTATCTTCATAACTCGCGTGCCTCCAAATGAGCCTGACTACTAGATTGTTTGATCATAATGTGTTCGTGCTACGCGAACGAAATCTGCACACTTGCTCATATCTTTAATTGATGTTGAACCAATATACGAACAGCAGCTACGTATACCTCCTACTATATCTCTTAATACGTGTTCTGCTGATCCCTTATAATCAATATATTTTACTCGACCTTCGCTGGTCTTATAGTTTTTCATTTCACCACAGTGTTTGTCTTGTGCGTGCTCTGATGACATTCCATAGAATTCAAGCTGTGCTTTTACTAGACTTTCCGAGCTTATGATACTCTCCCTCTCTAGTTCTTCTAGAAGAGAAAGGTCTTTTAGGGTGTTTTTGGGGAAGGTAGGATCACGATATAACCATTTACCCTCACACTCGTCTGTACCAGCCAACATGCCCCCAAGCATCACAAAATCTGCGTTCGCCGCGAAAGCCTTACAAACATCTCCAGGCGTGCGACAACCACCGTCAGCACAGATCAGTCCTAGCCGTTTCTCGTAGCTCTTGAGGCCGTGGGCAGCATGAGAACACTCTGCTATGGCCGAGAGCTGAGGATAGCCCACTCCTGTCTTGAGGCGTGTCGTACAGGCTGAGCCAGGACCGATGCCAACCTTGACAATATCCACTCCTCCATGCAAGATTAGCTCTTGAACCATCTCAGGAGTACAGACGTTGCCAGCCATAATAATAGGGTACTCATCATTGGTGGCATAGTGTTCTCTAATCTTAGAGCAATGCTTAACAAAATCGTCTGTGTATCCATTAGCTACATCAATACATATATTAGGAACGCCTTCTATCTCAGTGACTAGTGCGTCCAGTCTATCAAAATCATGGTCTTTGATGCCTATACTAACCCAGGCGTGAGCCATTAGCCAGCTCTTTTCTGCTTCGTGAACATCGTTAAAGAACTCTGCTAATTCGGGATAGGTATAATGCTTATGAAGACACGTAATCATGTCATGAGCCCATAAACGATCAGCCATATCTATAGTTCCTGTAGTATCCATGTTAGCAGCCATGATAGGCGTGCCACTCCAGGTTCTATTCGAGTGATAAAACTGAAAGTCTCTCTCGACAGATACGCTCTTGCGAGATGCTGCCCTAGTACGCTTAGGGACCAAGAGAACATCATCAAAGTCAAGCTTCAGATCATTCTTTATTAGCGACATTACTAGCAAATCCTATCTTGTGTTTTTCAGAACGGGCGTGATCACGAACTTCATACTCAGCCAACCATTTATCATGTCTAGCATCACCATTCCACCAAACGACATTGTATATAACCCCCGATTCACGAATAGTTATAGCATGAACATGCCCCTTGATGCTCTTTCCATCAGATTGCCATATCTCTACTTCGGTTCCGATTTTGTATAGAGTCATTTTCCACTGCTCCCAAACCCAGAGCCTCCACGTTCAGAGGTTGTTAGTTCTGATACTGCGTGCATTTTAAACTGATAAGTCTCATGGAATAGTATTTGTGCTATTCTATCTCCCTTCTTAATCCTCACTTGAACATTCTCATCTTGAGGGGTTTCAAAAAGAGGAAGAGGTATAGTAGAGTTGAACAGGCACACCATGATCTCTCCACGGTAGCCCTGATCTATTACTCCTGCCAGTACATCTATTCCTTTTTTAACAGCAAGTCCTGATCGAGGCCAGATAAGACCGGCATAGCCCTCTGGTATCTCAATAGAAATTCCTGTCTTAACCGTCTTCCTTTCCCCTCCATTTATTGTAACGTCTTCGATGGCATACAGATCCCAGCCTGCATCAGATTTATTGGCTTTTGTTGGAACCTTTGCGTCTTCATGTAGAAGTTTGACTTTCATGCAGTAGTTATCTCCAATAATGAGGCGGCTGTTTTTTCCCAAGAGAGTTCTTTTGCTGTTTCGATACCTGCCTCGTTAGGCATCTCACGATCACTCTGCCATCGCTTATATACTTCTCGTAGACGGTTGATTAACTCATCATAAGCGTCACCTTCTAGTGATGCCCATGTACCATTATCTCCCGTGAACCAGTACCCATCAAACATAGGTTCTTCTTCTGTTATTTTAACTAGGTTGCAATTGTCCTTATTGCAGAACTCAGTATGTGCTGAGTAGTCCGTAGCAATAACTTGCTTGCCCATACTCATAAGCTCTAATATCTCAAGGTTCCAGCCCTCAGCACGAGCAGGGAAGACCCCGCAGTTAATTCTAGCCATAATTCTTGCTAGTTCGTCCTGGTATTGAACCTTCTCTATCAGCTTGATTCGATAGTCTCCCTTATAAGAAGACTCCCATTGACTCTTCTGATTCTCATTGAGGAATGGATTGTCTGCCATCATCCATAATTCTACGTCATGAACGTTCGGAAACGCATCTTTGAAAGCTTTATGTAGAATATCATGGCCCTTACGAACCTCCCACTTGCCGCAATTAAAAAAGATACACTTATGGGGATCAGTGTTATTAAACGTCTCGTTAAAGATGGTGCGGTCCACGCCCATAGGTACGATATGAGGCTTCTCGTCAGCAGGTTTGATCTTTAGCTGGTCAATAACAATGGCAGCGGCCCAGAGAGAGGGGACTGCTATTCGATCTGCCGACTTAAGATGAGACTTGCGGCGAGCATCAAACTTATTTACTTCAAAGAAAGAAAGATTTGTTAAAGGACCAACCCCAATACGTTCCCCTAGATGGTTCTCATGCCAAATCTTCAAGCATGGAGCAGTAGGATCAAACTCATTTTGCTTCATGATATCAATCTGAAACTGATGAGTCTGCTCCTCGTTCATTTTAATAGGAGTGCTTATCTGATTACTGACAGGCCAGAGAGTCACATCATCAGTCTTGTTTAGCTCCTTCCATACATTATAACTTACTACTCCATATCCCAGAGAATTGATGGGGCAAAACAGATTTACTTTCTTCATATTAGATCCTTATATATTAGATGGTTACTGCAACTCTACTCTTCCTTTTTGCCAGCCTCGTACAGATGATCGAAGAACATCTTAGCACAAGTATTATCAGTCAATATTAATCCCATCAAGTCTCCTGTCTTGGCTGCATCATACAGTCGGGGAACATAGAGTGCGGGAAATTTCTGAACTAATCGAAAATTCCAAATATCATCGGCTGTTAAGAATATAATATCTTTAGCACCGCGACCCTTTGCTGCCTCCTGCTCCCGATTCCAGTCTTGTGCGACAGCTTCGCACATTTCTCTATATGTTATCTGTTCAGTAGAACCCATACCTCTATCCTCCCCACGGTAAATGAACAGCAGTCAATACAACCTTTGTCTTTCCCAGGTACTCCAATGTCTGTTCCTGTGAGGGAAGGGGACTGTCTGCTTTATGCGGATAGTCGTCCACAACCTCCACCTCTCCGCCAGCGTCCTCGATCAACTTCTTAATCGAATCCATCTGTGGCCAGATAGTCCCGCCAGGACCACGAACCTCAATATGTATAGGATACATTAGTCTCTCCTATATGTAATAAAAAACCGCAAGAGGAAAAGCCTCTCACGGTTAATTGTACTCTGCTAGGTTTATAGTGACCGCCTCACCGCTTCACAAAACCCTATAACTTCTTCGTCAGAAAATTTATTTCGTGCTAGATTAAACATCACAGAGACAAATCTAACATTGCCCTTTACGTATCCCCTTCCATTGTCGATACGGTCAAGCGATGCATGTTCTGGCCTAAGAGCTTCAGTCTTATAAGACTGATGGTTTCTGAGGATTAAATTCCACCCAGTAAAAGGACAACTTCCTGCCTGATCTTCCCAAAGACACTTCAAGTATTTTGCATCAAGGTCAAAACTTTTATTTCTTTGTTTGCATAGCTTGATGTAATATCTGAAGTTTGAAAATTCGTCACGTCTATTTTCTGGTATTAAGTTGTCAGAGTTATTGTGTTGTTTAAGATGATCGCAGTGCTTCGATCCCGAACACTTGAGGCTACAAAAAAAGGCCGTTCTGCCCCTCTTACGCTGACGGACAATCTCGGCCTTTCTTTTTTCGCATTTTTGACCACAGTGATCGCAAACAATTTCAATATATTTCATATCAGCATCCTCCTTGGCTAATTATACACCAATAGTGGAGATACTGTGAATTTTTGGTGGAGCCGGGGGGGATTCGAACCCCCCGTCCCTAATTGTTTTCAATAAAGCGTCTACGTGTTTGTGTCGAGCTAAGCCCTGCACGACCAAGGGGCAGGATAGTTTAATGACCTCTTACAGTCCAGCTTCAAAACAGGTATCTAGCTTTGGTTAACAGGGTGCTAGATAACCCCTACTGCTTACGCAGCTAAAGCAAAGTTTTCGTTTGCAATTAAATGTTAGTCAATTTTTTAGGTAGCCCTTTGACCAACTACCACACGCAACTTTACATCCGTCCAATAGGTCGAAACCAAGTCGGCCCCAAACAGAGAGCGAAGAGGGATTCGAACCCCCGTAGATCTGAGTTGCAGTCAGACGCCTTGCCTCTCGGCCACTCGCTCTAAAAGTGCAGCTACGGAGAATCGAACTCCGATCTCAACGTTGGCAACGTTATATACTAGCCTTTGTACGATAGCTGCCTATTCTTCCTCAATTGCTTCTCTAACAATTCCTACCCACATATCATCAAGTTCGTGATCGGTAAAGTCGCCAGGAAACATCTTGCGAATCTGATTCCTAACAGCCATACCCTCTCGAAAATGAACAGGGTGAGGGACTGCCCCGTTAAAGATTACAGGATCAACTCTGCCATACTCTCTATAGTAGTCACGGAAAAGTTCGATACCTTCAGGCTTTAACCAGCCCCTAACTCTCTCAACAATATCTTGTCGTTGAGTTTTCCTGTTGTTTTTAATGACTATGATCCTTGACTTGCTTGCTCCAATGACAAACCTCTCGTCTTTGATACCAGTGTACCATTTTATGACCGTGTTCATCATGCTCTACGATCACCAACCAAAACGGAAGGGAAAGTAGGCGTCTGCGTGCATTCTTATGTTCGAATGTCTTACCGCACTTAAGTGCAACATTAATAGTATTCATAATACTACCTCCGATAGTACCGTGTTTTTCCAGCTCTAAAATCGAACGTACTATATCCCCGGTACTGAGAAAAATTAACATTAACGCCAAATCTTACATACCTCTGTGGCGAGATGTAAGTTGGCCCGATACTCATGTATGTCCCGGTTGGATACCAAGTAACAACTGGGCGATAGGCGATCACAGGCCCATGCCTGTGTAGCCCTGCGTGGGGATGTGCGTGCCAGTGTCCGTTGTGATGGTGCTGACCAAAGGCATCGCTTGCAAAGAAGCCAAGGGAAAAGAACATCAATTGGACAAAGAAAAAGAACAAGATTAAAAGTAGCTTCTTCATTACATCACCTTTATAGAGTGCAAGATATCGGAATCGAACCGATGACCTTTGAGTGGAAGTCAAATGTTTTACCACTAAACTAATCTTGCCAATGTTCCTTTGCGTGACAGTTGGCACATAGAACTACACATTTTTCAATTTCTTTGAAGATTTTGGAAACGCCCCCAACGTCTTGAGGTAGGCCCGTCAGCCTATGATCTGCGTGGGAATCGAACCCACCTATGTCCGTTTATCAACGTTTCAGTGAGAGCGGTGGGAATCGAACCCACATTATCTTGGTTAAGAGCCAAGTGCATTACCTTATCTGCCACACTCCCGTTAAAGCCCGCCTCGGCTGGTGGTACTAACGGACCCTCATAAAGTCCTCCCACATTCTTATTTAAACGTCGGCTACAACGTACCGAATTTCGCATCCTTCTAGAACAGATGCCGAGCCTTATCATCACTCTTAGTCATCCTGACTTAACGAAAACTTTTCAGCGTCCGAATAAGCCATACAACCGCTCACAGCGTCCATAGACGCCCCCGCTACCACAGCACTTCTTCAAGTTCACCAAAAGTTAAGGTATTCATCAAATTCTCCTTATCACGTTAGTGAAGTAGGCAATAAGGGAGTCGAACCCCTTCTTCTAGTTCCGTAGACTAGCGTGCTATTCCGTCACACTCATCGCCCAAATATTATTCTCTAATCTCTATGTTTTCTAGTCCAGACTCAAATATCTCATCTAGCTTTTGCATCAAGAAAAAGCCAGCCATATAAGACTTCATACTTTCTTTATCTTGACTTAGAATTAAGAGGACAGGCCCCTCGGCATTATCAATAGATCCTGAATCTGCGAAGATAGTAAAGACCTTGCCCGACTGATTAAATTTCTCAATAAATTCCAGCGGAACCTCGTTCGTATAAACGTCATCGTCCATACTGTATTCATCGGAACCTACCTCTTTCCAAATGCGAAAGCGGTATAGTTGAGTAGTTTCTAGTGTATCTGTCATAATAAATTATCCTGTTGCTGAAATTGCTTGTCTTTTTCCAGATAGATACTGAGTGTATTCTATACTCCCTAGCTCGTAAGGAGGTTCTTCTTCGTTAGGAATATTAGGCTCGTCGTCTCGTCTCCCATATAAGTATACCACGTAACCACGGTCAAAAGGCTCTAAAGCTTCAAAATATTCCTGTGAGATAGTCATCTTTTCAAGCCCATTTGAGAACGTTCTAAGTCCTCCAATGCAATTTCACACAGGTTTTTAATGTCATCTAAGTCTCCATTATCAACTATGCATTTATCCTCATACGGGTCCAAGAGCCTACGTCTGATCTCAGTTTCGGCAGAAGAGATATGACCTAACGCATTACTTAGTTCGGTATATCCACGAGGGTCTAAAATCCCCAACGTCAATCGACAGATGATATAGTTCAGAGCACCTCCTCTTTTTTCCTTTGGGACGTGAAGAGAATCTTCTATTAATACATCAATACTATCGTCTATTAAGTTTCTATGTTCCTGTGGGATGTAAGGCATGTCCTGTCCTTTCGAGTTCCAAGTAAGTAAGCGGAGGGTGAGGGAATCGAACCCGCCAACCCGTCTTAGGGGCTACTGCTTAGCAAGCAGCTTCCGTAGCCAATTTGGTTACCCTCCATTAGTAGTACGGGAGGGAGTCGAACCCTCAAACACTAGTTCCTAAAACTAGTCGCTCTGCCAGTTGGCGTACCGTACCATGAGTGGTGTGGGAGGGGGTCGAACCCTCAACTACTAAGGTTTGAGCTTAGCTCCTCTACCTGTTGGGATACCACACCTAACGAATACCTAGTCCCCTAAGTATTAAGTCTATCCAACAAATTAAAATATCACAAGTCCAGATTGCCAATCCTCGCCAATCAGGGTATCTCATTTAGTGATGCCGGTGGGGGTCGAACCCACAAACTACAAGATTTTAAGTCTTGTTCCTCTACCAGTTGGGATACGGCACCGTGTTATTAGCTATACCAGTGTGCTACTACGCCAAAGACCATGCTGCATGTTCGCATGACGCCCCCGCACATGCTTTCCGCGAGAGTTGGTTGTTACCATACGCCCCCTTCTTTCTACGGAAGGGAATCACTCTTTAAATGATGGCTGCTTCTAAGCCCACATCCTAGTAGTCTTCGCTAATAAATTGTCCCCTGCCCAGAACGTACACGGTCGCGACCCGTCCTAGAGGTTCACCAAGGTCACGGTCGAATTGAACGGCCTTCGGGGTAGTGGGCAATGAGGGATTCGAACCCCCGACCATTTGGATGTAAGCCAAACACTCTAGCCGCTGAGTTAATCGCCCGCTTTATGTTCTTTTCTATGACAATTAGCACATAGAACTTCACACTTTTTTATCTCTTCTAGTATTCTACTTCTTCTTTATTTCCCTAAGTTTTCTTAGTCCTTTTCTATATTCTTTTGGTAAGAGTAGCCTCTCTTGTATTTCAGGATCTTCCTGGGTCCAAGACTCGCGTACTATCTTACATTTTATTCTTCTAAGTAATTTCCCATCCATCCATATACACTCGTAAAGTCCCGTCTGATAATTGTACGTTGGAATTTGGGATCTATCTTTCAAAAGTCTCCAGGCTTTAACTTGATAACGGTTGGAATAACAGGACCAGTCATAGAAGATAGCTTGGTCAAAGACCAGTCTAGCCTCATCATCATAAAAGTGATTGACCTCTATTAGATCTACTGTCTCTTCAAGGGCAACTTCTTCGTTGGGTTGTAATGCAAAACAAAACAATAGGAGCAGTGCCGCCATTGAGCCAGCCTCCTTAATTAATGTAGAAGATCAATCCTACCTTTCTCTAGCACTTCTTTCAAAGGAGCTGTCTTGCCGTTAGTATGGTTCGTGACAATTCCCTTTTTGAAATCGTATGTGCGAATCCTTGGAGTGTTTTTAATCTTATCGTCGCGTCTCGCCTTCTTCTCTGCTGCCTGCTGCTCGTCTTGTTGTTCTTTTATTTTTTCCTCGATACGCTTAAGAGCTATGCGATGATTCTGCTTGCGGGTACGCTGTTCGTCTATCTCCACCTTTAGTCCTGTGGGGATATGAACAATCCTACATCCTGTCTCTACCTTATTCTTATTCTGACCACCAGGGCCTTTCCCTTTGTAGTAAGAAATCTTTAGGTCTTTCTTATTCATCTCTTCTTCCTTTTGTTAAGTAAGTCGTACTCCTGTGAGTCGAACACAGTACGTCTTCCTTATCAGGGAAAACCGCATAACCGATGCAGCGAGTACGGTGTGCAGGCTCACGAGTTCCTGCGTGCCCCTTGAACTGAACCTTGGCTGGCCAATTTAACTCTGTAAAGAGGACCAAGGTAGGGTAATGTTCCGACCTACATTCAAAGGCCGTATTGGTTGCGGACGACTACCCCCATGAAGAGTAGCCACTGATCAGGTTATCCGCAGTGGACAGTACGGGACTCGAACCCGTAAAACCAGCTTGCAAGGCTAGGATGATCCCAATTTCATCAACCGCCCATGATTGACAGTGGGGCCGGTGGGAATCGAGCCCACATTGCCTTGATTAAAAGTCAAGTACATTACCTTATCTGTCACAGCCCCGTAATAAATGCCTGAATCCTACCGCTTAGGTCTGGCATTCCATCGTTTGCAGCCTCGTCTCTGAGTTCGACGAGCAAGTCCTTTAGTTCAGATAGCTCGTTGCGTCCTAGCTGAGCTAGATGACAATTCTGCGGATCATCACCATTAAAACCACCTCTTATAATTGCTTCAAGTACCCAGATAGCATGTTCCATTAATAAACCTCGTGATGACATTCATCGTCTTCTTTATTATACACTTTACAGTAGTATTCTTCGTCGATTATTTGATGCTCAGACCATGCCCCGTCTTCACAAATCTCATAACCGCACTTGGCACAGTTAATTCTTATGTAGTCGAGCGGATTAGAACCAGAAATATCTGTTGTCCCCATCAGCCCTACTAGCCATTCTATCTTCTTTTGATCATCAGATAAAACTTCTAGGTCGTCCCAATCAAGCTCGCCACGGATCTCGGGGTGCTTGCCTAAAGCCTCTCCAAAATAAACTATTTCTCCTACGGCCCGCTCTACATCCTCTTCTTCGGCAACAAACAACCCATGTATATCACCGTGTCTTCCGCAGTCCCAATGAAACTTGTACAGTTTCTTCATGCTTAAGATCCTTTCATAATAATGCCCTTTAAAGCGGAAGGTGAGGGACTCGAACCCATCAACCCGTCTTAGGGGCGGCTGTTTTCAAAACAGTCTGCTTTCCAATTCGCATACCTTCCATTTTTAAAGGTAGAACTTAACAACAATCACAACCATCGTAGCAAGGACAGCAAGGACTACTGAAGAATATATAGCCCAGTTTGCCGTAGCTATCTGATGATCTATCTTAGCCATACGCTCCTTAATCAATCTCTCTTGTTCCAGTATTTCTTTTTGCCAATCAGTCATTACCGACCCTCTCTATAAGTGTTAGTGCCACTACAACTCTTGCAAAGAAAAAACGTTCTAAACTCTGAAGTAGGTGAAACATCCATCATATTAAAGGAACGACAGTCGTTACAGACTGGAAAAAACTTATTCAGTATCCAGTGAATCATATTCTCTCCTTGTATGGTGGACTGATCGGGGAATCGAACCCCGCAGCAACTAGTATAGATCCAACCCAGCCCATAAGAGGTTCCGATGGGACTCGAACCCACATATTCTTGATTACAAATCAAGACCGATTGCCATTTCCGGTCACGGAACCATACGGCG